TAATATCACGTTCAAGTTGCCGTGAACGTGCTTTGTTTTCTGCTTTGGATTTGTCACCACGTTGAGCTGACATAATTGCCATGCCACCCTTTTTTGATTTACTCATTACACGAGTAAGTGAGGTTTCATTTAAGTCTCTTGCTTCAGAGATAAATTCCTTAAAGGTCTTCATTTGTATGAACTTTTTTAGGTATTTAGGCAACAAGAGAAATGAACTCACCAAGAACTTTTTTGTTAAACTTTTTGACTTTAAGTGATTTAACAAATGCAGATTTGATCTGTGCCTTGGTTGCACATTCAGCAACTTCAAAGTCAGCATCCTGCGAAAGTGCCGATGAAGAGAGACCGAAGTATGCATGATAACCAGATTTGGTGATGGTAAAACTCTTCAGTTTTTTCCAATCTTCTTGAATTTTAATGTATTGTTTGTAGTCCTTATCAGAAAGAGAATGATAAAGACCAATAAAACGATTTACATCACGACCAGAAAGAACACGAATACCAATAAAATTAGTGGTAGGAAACTTATCTTTTAGGTTACGAAGAAGAATATCGGTAAATTCATGATACCCATAACCAAACTTATAAGTGGTTCCAAGTTTGCGATCACGAAGAAACGCACTATTGGGATTTACGTGACGAGTTCCAAGATGAGATTCTTTTTCCCAAGCACGTTTAACTTCTTGATGATAAGGAATGTAAGATGCTTCACCATCAGTCAAAACAATACATTGAACCTTTTGAAGTTTATTCTCACGTTGAAACTTGGGAAGAATCTGATGAAGACAAATCAGTGCTTCATTCAAAGGAGTGCCAGACAGACACAAACGGGATGGGTAAGTGTATTCGCAAGTATAAGTGTTGATAAAACACATAGCAAGCCTCCAAATGTTCATCATCTGATGCTCCAGTTCTCTACCAGAAACCTTACTGGTAAAAAGATTCATGAGTGAAAATTGATCTTCTACACAAAGCAAACCTTCCTTTTTTTGATAATGACAATCAAAATCTGCAGGAACATAACGTTGCTCATCATAATCATACCGACAACGACTCCATTCATTTGTAAAGGCATAAACCTCAAACGGAATCGCAACTTTTTTGCAGAACCAAATCAAATTAAAAAGTTGTTTGCAAGTATCGAGAAGAACATTTTGCATAGATCCAGACCAGTCCAGAATAAAAACTAGTCCATGATTCTTTCCATCAGGAATTACAGTAACTTTCTTAAAGAGATCTTCATTATACTTGTACGAATGAAGACGAGCGGTATCAAGAACTCCAGTGCGAGCAGTAGAAGCACGGGAATAAGCATCTGCTGCCTTACGACACTCAAACTCCTTCACCAGATAATTGACTTCCTTCTGTGCAGCAACTTTAAACTTGCGATACTCCGAGTCTGGTTTCGCAAATAGATTGCAGGAAGAAATGTTACGTTCAGTTGCAATTTCATTATTATTTTTTTGCTGCATCTTAAAAGAATTATCAATTTCTTCATGAACTTCAGAATTACTTGCAATCACAGTATCAAGATTTACTTGAGGAATTTCCACATAAACATTCTCTTGATCGTTCATACCGACAAGATCACGAATTTTATCCTGAAGAGATTCAGCAGTACGAATCTCTGGATCCTTATCAGGAACTTGAGAATTATCTTGCGTTTGATCTCCAGAAGAAGATCCAGTTTCGTCAGATTGTTCTGGTTGTGAAGAATCAGATTGATCTTCTTGCTCATCATTTGGTTGTTCTTCCGACATCTCATTCGCAGAAGAATTAGAGTCACCTTGTTGTTGATGAGAATCAAAGTCAAAAACTTTCTGTTGCTGTTCTTTTTCTTTCTTACAATACTTATACAGTTCTTCGGCAGCAACCAGAACATCTGCAAAGGTTTCAGTTGCAGCGATTAGATCAATGATTTCTTTCTCTTCTGGATTGAAATCAAGAGTTACAAAGTTTCCAACCTTGAAGTAAAGATTAGCACGATCTGCAAGATTAAATTTTGAAATGTTTTCATCCGCAAGTTGAAAGAAGTCCTCTTCATTCAGTTCTTTATAACCGTTGAAAAACGTTTTGGCAAGACCCATGTACTTGCGTTTCATCAGTTTCTCAATACGTGCGTCTTCGACCACATTCACAAACTGCTGAGGAACTTTTACAGTCTCCAACCAATCCTCATCGGGAGTGAAGAGAGCATGACCCACTTCATGACCCACGAGAAGGTCATACACAAGATTACTTGCCTTCTCCCACAGAGGAAGCGTAAGAACACGAGTATGAACATTAAAGCAAGCAGTAGAAACTTTCTTGTGCTCAACCACCAGATCTTCAGTAGCAAGCAGTTTGGCAAGTTGAGATTTGATTTCGTGAGAGACAGGCATTGATTTCCTTTCGTATGAACCCATTATAAAACGAAAGGTCGCCTTTTGGACGACCCATGTGACACTTCTTGAACTGGGCAAGTCGTGCTTTTGCTTGCCTCAGTGCTTGCGGTTTAAGTTTTCGTTTCTGAGGTTTCCCAGAATTGTGCTTCCAGTTTGGGACTTGCATTGTTCTTGAGTGGTTCAGACCACCATACGACTAAAACCCTTTACCTTAGAAAACTTTAGGACACTTTCAAATCTGTCCTCAAGTCCAGTTTTATGAGAAATCACAAAAATGTTAGCATCCTTGATTACATAACGAATGATTTTTAAAAAATCATCTGTTCCAAATCCATCAAGAGAACTATCAAATACCTCATCAAGAATTAAAAGATTTGTGTTTGTTGAATTTTTATATCTAGCAACTTCTCTCCAAGTAAAAAGAAGTGCCAAGTCGATTCTTTGTTTTTCACCTTCACTAAAAGAAGAATAAGAAAAGTCTTCGTGAATTGGAGACTGGACTGTTTCATTAAACTCTTCATCGAGTTTAAAATTGATGTAGAAGTCCATCATTTGAAGATAACGATTGACTTGTTGATTGATCAATGGTAGATACTTTTTGATAATCTTGGTCTTAACACCGTCATCTTTAAGTAAAGAGTATGAAAAGTCATAATAAACGATTTCATCTTTTTTGTCAGAAAGTTCTTCAAATGTTTTTTGGAGATTTTCTCTGAATTGTTCTAATTTCTCATGTTCAGAATTTCTGTTTTCAAGTTGTTCGGTAAGAGTTTGAATTTCAGATTCAAGATCTCGTATTTGTCTTTGATTAAGAGAAATGCGAGTGTTGTTTTGAGAAATCTCATGATTGAATTTAGTAATCTCCTTAGATAGAACTGTGAACTGACGCTCTCTTTCTTGTTCAAACTTTATGGTATTTTCAAGTTCTTGAAAACCTTTTTGAAGTTCCTTTATTTTATTTTGAGCATCATCAATTCTATTTAACCTAAACTCTTCTTCAATCGTTTGAGTGCAAGTCGGACATACCGTATTTTCCGTAAAGAACTTATGCTCTTTGGTAGTGCTGGATACTTTCTGAGAGATTTTACCCTTAAGATTGTTAAGTTTCCCTAACTTTTCGGCGGCACCAGTAACCTCTTCCTGATCTTTGGTGTATCGGAAAATATCTTCTTCGGTTTTAGAATTTTCAAGCATATAAACACCAACTTCGTCCATTAACTTGGCAATCTTATCTTGGTTGGCATTTATGTTGGCATTTCCACGATTTTCAAGTTCCTCAATAAAGTTTTTTTGCATTTTCATTTTATCCTTTAGAGAATCTTTTTTTAACTCTAAAGTTCTAATTTCTTCTTTCAACGAACGAATTTTATCTTTAATAAGAATACTCATCGAAGAGAAAATTTTAATGTCCAGTAAATCTTCAATAACTTCTCTACGATTTGCAGCAGAAAGTTGCATGAAAGGTACAAAAGTACTAGATCCTAAAATTACAATCTGAGTGAAAGATCTATAATTCATTTTTAAAACAGTTTGTTCAAACCATTTTTGTTGATCTATAGATGATGCAGATTGATCCAATAAAACTCCATTTCTATGAACTTCAAAAACTGCTGGCCTAATTCCACGTATTACTTTCCATTCGGTTGAACTAATAGAAAATTCAATTTCAACAACACATTCTCTTTCGTTTGTGGTATTGACTAATTGAGGTTTATTAATTTTACGAAAAGGTTTTCCAAAAAGTGAAAATGTTAGAGCATCAAGAACCGTTGATTTTCCAGCACCATTTGTACCAACGATCAAAGTATTATTGTTTTTTTGAAAATCAATTTCAGTCCATTGGTTTCCTGTGCTTAGGAGATTTTTCCAACGAATTTTTTTAAACAAAATCACAAATTTACCTCACATTCTTTTTCTGGGTGGAATTATTATGTCTTCTGGGGTAATTACACTATAGTCATAATTATACATCTCGCAAGTTTTAATTGCAATTTTATCGTCTACTTCAATAACTCTCATTTCTGGATACTCTTCATCTTCTTCTTCGAGCAACAATGCATACCTTTCAGCATCATCTTCCTCTTCAAACAAAAGTAACATTTTTTCACCATCTCGTGCTTCTAAAGCATAGGCACCATCATCTTCCATTCCTTTTACTGTTAAGATGAACATTATACCATTTCACAAGCCTCTTTGTATATAGTTTGAAGAAGATTTACAATTTTAGATTTATCCATTTGAGTTTCTGACTCATTTACATAACGATTTAAAATTGAAAGAGTATCTTCACACTCTTCTGCTTCAAATTTATCATCCGATGGAAGTTCCATTGTTTCAACAATTTTTAAATCTTGAACGTTAGATTCAAAAAGTTTATCAACAAATTTTTCAAATTGTTTTGAATCGGTTTTTTTTCTAACAACTATTTTTACAATTTTGCCTTCAAAAGGTGAACTATTAAATGTTTGATGCGGAGTATCTTCATAATAAAGACTATAAAACATTCTGTGAGGATTATTAATTGGAAGATGATCTAACGTTTCTGTGTCAAAGAGATGAAATCCTCTTTTATCATTTAAATCGTTCCAATAAATTTCATAAGGATTTCCAAGATAAAAAATTTTACCATTACTTGATCGTGTGTGATAATGACCAGAAAAAACTTTTTCAAATTTATCATAGATTTGTGTTTCCATTCCACAATCCATGACATGTCCCCGATGAGCATAGAATCCGTTTAGTTCCAAATGACCCATCGCAACCAAAGCAGTGGTATTTTTAATTTTGCGAAAAGTTTTTTGTTCATTAGACGCATTAATCCACGGTATTAAAAGAACCTTAAGATTATCTAATTCAATTTCTTTAGGATCTGAATACACAGTAACATTTTTATATTCCCGAAGTAATAAATCTACCGCATTTACTTCGTTTGTATTTTTATAATACGCTGTATGATTGCCAACAATTGTATGAACTTTAACTCCCATTTTTTGGAGTCTATCGTAATAATTATTTTTTGCCCACGAAAGTGCCGAGAAATCAATACCTTTGCGACTATCAAAGGTATCTCCCATGTCAATCACTGTATTAATATTTTCTTTTTCTAATGTTGGGAAAAAGACATCATTATAAAACTGTAAAAAATAATCATGAAACACTTTAGAATTTTTTCTTGCTCCAAAATGCTGGTCGGTAATAATTGCGACTTTCATTAACGGTTTAGTCTGTTATGAACATTATCCTTTATAGTATTATAATCTCCACCCATACCAGATGTCAAGTCATCTACAGAAAAAACCTCATCATATCCCGATCTTTCTATAATTTTAGATTTAATTTCTAATTGCTTCTTCTCCTTTTGTATTCTACGAAGAAACGCATAGTAAATAACTTGAGTAAAATAAGCAAAAGGATTTGTAGATTTCTCTGGATTAAAATTTGTGACACATTGAACGCAATTTTCAATTCCATCACCAATCATGTCGTCTTTAAACATGTAATTTACAAAATTTGGTTTATAGGCAAGGTGATTTGCCATCTTATAAAAACACTCACCAATGTAATTAGTAAGTAAAGGTTTTGGAAGACCTAACTGTTCTGCTTGAGCAACTTCTCTTTTATAGACAATAATTGCCTGAAGAAAGTCGCTGTTATTGACATAATGCTCTGGTTTTTTCTTCTTTGGCATCGGCAAAAATACTTTTGACATTTTTACTTATATTTCGTTATCAAAATGATAACATAAAATAATGATTTTGACAAACTTGACAAGAGTATCAATTCTTGTTATAATAACTCTGTGGAGGTTGATGAATAATATATACTAACTATTATAGAGTTTCTCTAGAGTAGCTCTTGCTTCTTCAACTGTACTGATGTACCCTTGATCTTTTGTTAGTTTGGAGTTGTCAATGTAATCAGTATTTTTTTTGTAAAAATAACAACTTATAAATTTATTATAAATTTTCATAATTTTAGAGTCTGTAACTTCACTAATGGTAATAATTTTATCCATTGACATCATGTATAAAGATTCATTTCCTGTTTTTATCCAAGGTTCTACTCTAACAACATTTATTCCCATTTGTTCATGATCATTAGAGTTCATTAAAACAGGACAATCTAAGATGAGAAGTTTCTCATCATCAATGTAATTTACTATTGAAAGAACTTCTTCACCAGATACTAATTTTAAAATTGCTAGAAAGTCTTCGTTCATTGTTTTAAGTTGATTGTTATAATCTCATAGTTAAAATTTTCTTCGTTGTAGATTTTAATTCTTTCAATTAAATGATTGAGTGTATAATTTCGTTGAGAATTTTTTGATACATCATCGGCAATATCATAAAGTGTTGCTTTTATTTTACCTTCTCCTTTTCTAAGCACTCTTCCGATTGATTGGAGATTTCGAATTCTTGATTTACTCGGTGAAGCAAAAATAACATTATGAAGATTTCGAATATTAATGCCAGTGGAAAAAGTACCGTAGGAAGCCACAATGATTGCATCTGTTTCTCTCTCAGTAATTTCTCTAACTAATTCTCTTTCTTTCACATCTACAGAACCATGAATGAAAAAACATTTTCTGTTTTCATTCTTATCCTTATTTATTAAATCATAAAGTATTTGTCCATGACTTTCGACTCTGCTATACAAAACTAAAGTGTTTCCTTTAAGATTTAGAGTTAAATTTTTAATAAAATTATTTCTTTTTTCATGACTGATTAAATATTGGATTTCATCTTCATAAGATTCAAATCTTTTAAAAGGATGTTTAAGAGTTAAAACTTTGATGTTAAATTTTGAAAGATAACCCTTTTCAATTAACTCATCAGTTCTAATTATTTTATAAGATGGACCAAATAATCCTTCTAATACCCATTTATGAGTTTGAGTTCCATCCAATGTACCAGTAAATCCAAAACGATACTTTGTATTATGCAAATGAGACATAATTGTGATTAGTGACTTTGATTTAAATAAATGAGCCTCGTCTCCAATTACTACATCAAAATCTTCAAAAAATGATTTACTTAGTTTGTAGATTGATTGCCAAGTTGTAATTACTACAAAACTTTCCGTACTTTTTTCTTTTCCTTGATAAATTTTATGACAATAATTTTCAGCATCCCATCCGTAATCTTGAAAGTCTTTATACATTTGCTCCACCAGTGATGTGGTTGGAACCACAATTAAAATCTTTTTTTGCTGAGAAACAAAATATCTTACAATAGAATAAATCATTAACGATTTACCAGATGCCGTTGGTGAAATTAAAAGTTTCCTATTATGTTTTAATGCATCGTAAACACCTTGAATTTGATAATCTCTTGGAAGATGTGTACTAATAGATTTTACATAATCTTTAATCCCTTCTAACGAAATGTTATCATTCACTTCAAATGGAAGACCATAAAATTTATTATTTTCAAACTCGTATGAATAGTCGTGGTTTTTGCAAAAAGAAATAACTTTATCCAATAAACCAACATAGATTTGATTTAATCGAAGATCAAAAAGACGTATTTTTCCATCCCAGTATTTACCTCTATATTGAGGCATAAACTTTGCACCAGGAACATCAAATGTAAAATAATCTGAAAGTTCATAGTAAACATGAGGTTCTGATTCAATTGTTAAAAATACTTCGTTTTTCTTCTTGATAATCAAATTTGTCATGTAGTCATTCCTGCCTGAAATCTATGCCATTCAATGCTATTTTTAATTTGATAAGTTCTGTTAAAGATTTGTTTTATAATACTCTCTACGTAATTAATCATTACATCATAATACTCTAATTTTAGACATGCCTCTGAGAGTTTTTCATCGGCATCTAAGTATTTTTGAAGAGTTTCTTTATCACGTATTTTTTTAGGGAATGGATTTTCCACATAAACATTAGGATCTGCTTTTCCAGTAAAATACTCATATCTTTCGTGACGAATGTTTTTTTCTTGCTGTTTTGCTTTTGCTCTTAAAAGAATCAAATTATTTAAAATGTCATAATATTTTGCATGAAGTTTTGGTGTATTTAAAGATTCAAGATGCATGTCATCAACATCTATGTGAGAATCTTTTTCCCACATACTTTGTATCATTTCTAAATTCATAATAATTTAAGATAAGTTATGGTCTTGATGGACGATTTTCTATTCTAATCCCTTTACTATCTTGTATTTCATAATTTGTATATTTAAAACTTACATTAGCTGTAAAATACGTATAATCTCTAGCAGTGCAATCAAAGTCTAATGTTGAAAGTGAAATTGGAAAAAGATCTTTGAACTTTATTTGTCTGACTACGTTTAAATTGCTATTTAAAATTTGCAAAGTTCCATCTGAGTATTCAGCAAATCTATTTCTGTCATCTCTTGGATATTTAATTGGATCCAATTCTCTTAGATTTGCAAATTGTTCCATGCTTTCTGGATAAGCAAGACCAATCAACCAATTATAAATCTGAACATAATTTTCCATTTCTTCATCAATTAAAAAACGAAGAGATAAGTCTTCAAAAACTGCTTTATCCCCTGGAACTGGAATATCTTTTAACCAAGAACCTTGTTGAGCAGTTCCCATTGTGATTGATGGAATTGCTGCTGTTTGACAATAAAAATCTACTTTAGGAGTCTTTGTTAAAATAAACTTAAATGCAATTGGAGACAATAAATTTCTATTAGTTACCTGCTTAAAAAGAGGTGATGACAATGGAGGTTCTTGAGTCATAATCTAAATTAGCTTGCTATTATTATTTATGAACATAAAAAAAGACCCCTCAAAGGGGTCTTTGTATGATCTTGTAAGTTTAGATCACATAAGGTTGGTGACAGATACTCTTCTGTAGTAGCGGTTGCTATTAACAGTGAGTGTACCCGAACCTTGTGTAGTACCCTGCGAGAATGGATTCTCAACCATTCCGTAACGGGTCTTGAAGCCAATCTTGGGCTGGAAGGTGTCCTGACCAACGGCACGAACCATTTGGAGAGGAACGTATGGGCAATAGAATAGACCTGCATCATAAGGTGAGGTGCCCTTATAACCGATAACGTAGTACTGGGTAGCAGCAACGTTTGCCGAATAAGGATCAATGTAGACTCTATACTTACCATTGATAACACCAGCAAAGGTGTTGCCAGTATCATCAACGTTCAGGTTAGCATTGAGTGCAGGGGTGTAATCGAGAACACCAGCCATGGTCAGTGCTGAAGCAACGTCAGCAGAACACAGGATGATGTTACCCTTTCCTCTACGAGTTCTTTGTGCAATTGCGTTTGCATCACGCTCAATTTGGAAGAGCAGACCCTTGAACTTCTCAACCGACCAACGACCGTTGGAGTCAACGTCAAGGTTGAAAGTACCAGCGGTTTGGGTGTTGACTTGAGCACCAGTTTCAGCAACCTTATAGATGGTTCTGATAACTTCACGGTTGATCTCAGCCAAAATCTCAGTCGAGAGAATGTTCGCCAGTTCTGCCTCAGCATTCAGACCATGAATTGCTTTCAGGTCTTGTGCGAGTTCCAACGAGTATTCAGCTTTCAGAGCTCTTGACTTTGCAGTAACGGTGACTTTCTCGATTGAGAATGCCATCTCGTTGAATGCCTGACCACCAGGAGCACCCAGATTCTCTGCATCATCCGTTCTCATGCCTTCACCAACGCTGTAAGCAGCTTGGGTAGCAGTTGTTGAAGGATTCAGAAGTCCAGGATTGCTTCCACCTTGACCAGTAGTACCGAGACCAACCGCAGCATTAACCATTCCAGGAGTGGTTGAACCCATTGCTCCGTTGGTAGTACCAATACCAGAGAATGCAGTATCAACTTCGTTGAAGAATGATTCAGTTCCAGACTGATTATTATAGCGTGAACGCATTGCAAAGATCAGACCAGTAGGTGCGTTCATTGGTTGAACACCAGCCAGATCATAAGCAACCAGATTAGGCATTGAACGTCTGATCAGAGAGATCAGAACTGGATCAAAACCAGCTACAGGACCAGTTGCAGTTGCATTAGCACTGAAACCAGCATTTGCTCCAGTATTTGTATTGACAGTTGGAGCTTCCGAAAGGAATGATCTTTCCTCACGGAGGAATCTTTCTTGGTTCTCTAACAGGACAGCGGTTACGGCTCTACGATGGGAATCTTTGATGTGATCCAGACCATTATGGTCTAAGAGTGGTGCCCACTTTTCCTGCAGATGTTCTGCGTTGAACATTTGCGTTTACCTCTTGTTGTGTTTTGGTTTTACAATTTATAATATTAAAATCACTTCTGAACTGATTTAGAAAGCACGTTAACGTATGCGCTCATAGCATCAGAGTAATCTATGCCTGTTTGTGCTGATTCGTTAAGTGTTTCAGATTCACTTCTGTATGGAGCAGCTTGTTGGAAGTATGATTCTCTCAATACTTCAAGCTTCTCTCTATAAGATTCTTCACTCTCAAACTCAACACTTTCGGCAAGTGAAGCAAGCTTCTCTTTCTGAGTAATCGCAAGACCCTCAGAAACATCAAAAAGGATTCCATCTGCAACCGACTCTGCGAGACGTTTGTTTAGGAAAATGTTTTTCTCAATCTGCTCGTTGAGTTTTGTCTCCATTTCGTCAAGTTTATCTGCCATATTCTCAACAACATCATACTTATCTTCAGGGATTGATACATAATTTTCTTCAAAAAGTCCCTTGAGACCCTCAAGGAATGACTCTGTGAGTTCTGACTTGAGACCTTTTTCAATCGCAAGAGTGTTCTCAGCGAACCACTCATCTGCAACATACTCAAGATATGAATCTACTCTCTCAACTAATTCTTCTTTGAGGACTTCTACTTCCTCAACAAGTTTTGCTTCATAATGTGCTTCAAAAGCTTCTCTCACTTCAATAACTTTTGATTTGAGAGCAGCTTCAAAAATAGTTTTTGCTTTATCTTTAAAACCTTCAGAGAGTTCTTCACCTACAAGAAGAGCATTGACATCATCTTCGATGTCAACATCGTCGTTGATTTCGGGAAGTGCTTCTTCTTCAAAAACTTCTTCCTCATACTCTTCTTCGGTTTCAAAATCCTCTTCTTCAACCTCTTCATACTCTTCTTTTGCTACTTGTTGAGCAGCGACAAGAGAAACCTTTTTGAGACCGCCACCAGCGTCTCTCAACTTTGCTGAATCGTCATCTGGTCTGTAGTTTGATGGATCAGGACCACCTAAGTCCTCATAACTAACACCAGCCATAGTTTGCATTTGATCTGGCGCACTTGCCGATGCATTCACTGCGGACTTGGATTGAACAGTGCCTATTTCCATCTCTTGTAAATTTTTACCACGGGACATTTGAACTCTCCGATTTTTCCTATTAAAATCTATATTTATTTATAATTTAAAGATTTGCTAAAAAGTCGTCAAACAGATTTAATTTCTGTTCATCTAACCTTTTTTGATCAACCAATGTATTTATTCTTTTATATGTCTTTGCTGCCATTCTTTCACGTAAAACTCCATTATCCCAAACCCAATCTTTGCCTTCCATAATTCCTGAAACAAAAGCGTCAGGAGCAGAAGGATCAGCAACAATGTCAGCAGCGGTGGCAAGAGTAAAATCTTCTCCTACCATACTATAACCTTCATTGCTTTGTCTGAGAGAACCAACACCACGAGAAGAAACACCAAGTTTTACACCCTCACTTAAAAGTGAAGATGCAATTTTACCCATTGGGGTGGATTCGAGAATCTTTGCTTTACCAATATAATTGTTTCCTTCTTGACGAAGAGAAACAATCTTATGAGAAACACGGTCAAGATTGACGGTTGGACCATCTGGATGACCGAGTTCTCCTAAAGCACGTCCTTTTTGAATGAAGTTTTCGTTGTAACGACCAACCTCACGAGAAAGGATGTTTATTGGATACATTCTACCATTACGGTTGCAAATGTTTCCTTGAAGAAAAACACCTTCAATGTACAAAGATCTTTTACCGTTACGGTTTTCAACGATAACTTCTACATTTTCAATTTCTTCTGTGATTAATTTAATTGCTCTTTCCGCCAGCTCAACATAGTTTTATTTATGCAATTATCCACCTGCAATTTGAACTTCAGAAACATGAAGATTCGTTGCGGTGCCTGCAGCAATAGCAGAAATTCTTACACTTTTTGCTACTGTTGCATTGGTAATACCAATACCAGTAATTGCTGCACTATTAAATGCAATAGTAATTGAACTATCTGTAGTAGCAGTTACTTGATTATGTGATGTATTAAATCCTGCTGCACTGGTATTTTCAATTGTTACATAATCACCAACTACAAAAGGATTACCAGCATTTTCTTGAAAAGTAATTAAAGTTGATGTTCCAGTAGTTGCAGCACCAATTCTTTGTCTTGCAACTCTTTCCTTAATCATTTCTGGTTGATTAGGGCTTACATAAAAATTATTTGTTGTCGCAATTGGATTTCCATCAATTACTATGTGGCAACCAGTAGAGGCAGCAGAAACTCTTAAGATACCACTTTGAAGTGTAATTCCATTAGTTGTTGCAGCTGTTCCAGTAACAGCTAATGTATTCACACTTTGAACAATTTTTAAAACTGACATTGCTATTAAAACTCTTTATATGTTATTTATTATTTACCTATGTTAAGTCAAAAAATTGTGTAGATCCTATGAAATCTGTTGTGGTTCCGTCAACAACTCTTACTGCAAGTGTATATACTTCACTCACCTTTGATTGAGTTCTTCCTTTTGTTGTTTTTTTGCTATACTGATTGTTTGAAAAAAATCTGATAAATCAGACACCTATCATTCCTCTTCGGATTCTACATAAGAATTAAAATATTCATCATAATCTTCATAACTTCCGTTATCGAACATTACATTTGCAACAATTGGTCTAGCTGCATCAATTCTTTCTGCGGATTTTGCAAAAAGAATTTCTTTAATTTTATCACTTGCTTCAGCAGACTCACCACCAACAATAAAATCCATTAATTCGTCCATAAGTATTATTTAATTAACTATACTATTTATTAAATTTCTCCACCCTTTGGAATTGATGGTGCTTCTGTTCCTGTCTTTGCATCAGAAATTCCAGGATCTTGAGGAATTTGCCCCATTGCTCCACCACTTTCTGCTGCTGCTTGCTGATCCATTTGCATCTGCATCATTTCTGCTTCAGTTGGAGGAATTAATCCTGCCTGTCTTTCTACATCAATGTCAGAATCAATCTCTAACATTTCACTATCAGTTTGTCTGAGAACATTTTGTCTGACATACTTCAGTGAGAAATACTTTCCAACATAAGGATCCACTGCAGCAAGAACACCCATACGCTCCTGCATAATCTCAACATTTTTAAGTTCTGCAAAATGATTGTCATACAGATAATTATATTGAATGTGATCACTCATTTGATCCCATTCTTCTGGAGTAACTACATTTTTTAGAATCAGTTGAGATCTGAGAATATCGTGAAAAAGATTACTAAATCTTTTTCTCATTCTTCCAACAAATTTGCTGAACTTAAGTTCATCTCTTAAGATGTCAGAAGAACGACCAAGATTAAATCCATCATTTGAGTTCAGTCTTGATTCAGGAACTCCAAGAGCACGATAAAGTTTCTTTTGAAAATACTCAACATCCGTCAATTCTCCAAGATTTTGACCACCGGGTAAAGTTGTAATTTCTGTACCTCTACCACCCTCTCTGCGTGGTAGCCAGAAATCCTCAAGCATACTCATGTACTTTTTATCATCACGTATCTCACCAGTTCCTGCATCATAACTCAACTTATTACGATATCGTGACATTACTTCTCTGAGGTATTGCTCTGCCTTTACTTTAGGAAGATTGCCCACATCAATATAAAAAATACGACGCTCTGGAGCACGAGACAGACGATAGATAACCAGAGCATCCTCAATCATACGAAGTTGATTAAGTGCTTTAATTGATTTGTGTAAGTATGATAAAACAGTATATTTATTTCTATCTACTAATCCAGAGGTACAGTATGCAATTGCATCCTTGGCAATTTTTACACTATCTTTTTGTTGAAGACCAAATTGAATTCCCCCAAGATTTCTTGAGGTATTTGTAGCATTTTGATTAAAAACAAAATATTCTTCTAAACCTGAAAATTGATAAGACTTTGAATTTGTTGAAAGAACGGATGCTGAGAATTGAGCAACATTATTGCTTTCCTTTTTTTGCTCTCTCACAAATTTAATTTTAAGTGCATCAATGTAACGAAGTTCTTTAATTCCTTCCTGGGGATTATCCAAATCAATGACTTTATGATAATGAATTCGTCCATCTACATACCAATTTCTGAAAATTTCGTGCGCTTTCTTATCAAAGTCCATCATATCTTTGATATATTGAAATTCACTTCGAATAATTTCTTTTACTTTATCACTTGCATTTAAATTTGAAAGTTCAACTTGAACTGGAGAATCATTTAAATCTGATACAATGGCTTCACTAATAATGTCTTCGATCGCACCATCCACTTCTGGGTGCAATGCCATTTCTCTGTATCTACGAATGAGATCGTATTCAGTCTTAAAAACACCTTCAATGTCAAGATACTGTCCATAAAAACCACTAGACAAAAAGTAGTCTGCTCCGTCCTCATTATTTTCGGGGACTGGAGAGACTACTCCTTTTGCTTTAGATTTATATGAATCATCAATAGAAAAACCAAAAAGTGATGCCATTATTAAAAAATAGAAGACTATGTTCTATTTAGACCACATTTCCACCATTACCTGCTGCTTCCCACCAATGCACCTTAAACGTAACATTAAACTCTTCAATTTGATTATCTGACCCATAATCAAGTGCAATTGCATCAACAGCTGTTGGCCAAATACCATAAAATTTGTAACTCCTCAGAACAGGAACTTGTGTGGCATCAAATGCACCTCTTCCAAGTTGATGAACTGTTGCATCTTTTTGATACGATGTTGGGTTAATCAAACCAGTAGTATTGGAATGACGATTGAGTTGATTCATCCATCTCTCCATTGCAGCACGAATAGTAAAGTCTGAATCATTAATAACAGTAACATTCCAATCGTCAAATGTTCTATCACCAGCAACTTGAAGTTGTCTTCCTCTAAAGGGAACTGGAATTGCAGCTACTGTTGATGCTGGAAGATTAGTTGCTTTAATCATAAATCTCATCAATGCTTCAATTGAAGTTTCAGTATTTCCATCAGCAGCGGTGCCATTAATTAATGGAAGTTCAACTTCAAATAGGTTTGATCTAGCTCCACCTCCAGTTAACTGACCCTTAAAGGAATCAATCGTTCTGGTTGAATATTGAATTGTAGGTTTCGTGATTGCCATTGTTCTTTACTCCTTAGTTTTTGTAATTGAATAGATCAAACAGTACCTAAAATTTCTTCAAACGAAACTCCGGTTCTTGTAGCAACAAAGGTAAGACCAATGAAGTTAATGCTACGTGCAGGTTTGATGAAGATGTCAGCTCTAAATTCATTAGCATCTATTACTTCTGGAGTATTGTTTGTATCGTCGCAAACTACTACAAAATCAATAATACCTCTCTTCGCTTGAACATCACGAAGGAATGGTTCGGTAACATTTCTAAAGTTTGCTCTTGTAATTTCATCGTTAAATTCGAAAAGAATCGTTCTAGCAAATTTTTCAATTTGAGACTCAATAAATAAGAACAATCTTCTGACGTTAATTCTATCAAAAGCACTTACATAGTTAAGAGCTGTCTTATCACCAAATAAAATTGTTCCTTGACCAGAACTAAAGATAATTGGATTAATTCGGTTTGTATAAAGATCATCTCTTTGAGATTGATTTGGATTGTATGCAAGTTTTACTAGATTTAAAAGTTGACCTCTTTGAGAACCTGCAGGAGAAAACCAAGGATACGATTGATCAGCAGATCTTACCATGATTCCAGCAATGTCTCCATTGCAAGGAACCCAACGGAAAGTGTCATTAAATCTGTCATACATGTACTTCCAACCACTATCAAATACTGCATAAGATGATGCAGAAATTGTATCAAAGAACCCAACAACATTTTCAGTTTGTTTATTTGAGTCTACAGTATCAATAACTGCTTGTTTTGTTGGAGAAATTGTTACAATGCAATCTTTTCTTTGTTCTGCAAGTGAAATTAAGAAATTTGCTTTTGCTGCTGATTTGATAGAACTTCCTAAACCAGGACCACCTAAAATAAAATCAACCGATTCATCATTATTATCTGAGATGATTTGATATGCTTGTATAATTCCACCAAGATCTACTTGTTCTCCGTAGTCAGCACCACCCTTCAGTGTGTAATTTGTATTTCCAAAAACGTTAAATGTTACATCTTGAGTTAATTGTTGAGCAACATTGCTTGATGTATCAGTTGGAGTAAATTGTAATCCCGCAATTTCATCGAATTCTGGAGAATCTATTAAAGTAGTTTTTAAAGTTCCTTGGAAGTTTGAAGAATCTCCTTCTGGAGATCCACCAACAAAAAGATAATTTGATCTATTGTTTAATACTCTCTTGTAAAAAGAAACTCCAGGATCGGATGCTTTACTTAGATCTAAAAACTTCTCAAGAATCGTTCCAGGAGTTCCAGTAACTCTACCGTTATCATCAACAATAACAACATGCATTACATCATTTTCAGAACTTCTTTGTGAAGAGAATCTTGATGTACCTGGTTTTGGTGCGATTGTTTTCCAGTTAACGTCAATATTAACCAGATTCAATTGTTGTTCTGAGTACCAATCTTGAATTTGATTTTGTGCAATTGAAAATGCAGTAACTAAACCTGCAGATGGGTTTGTATTTGTTGAAGTTGAACTAAGAACTGCAATCCCTGTTCCTGGAATAGCAGTAGTTCCAAATCCAACATTGCTTGCTGTTCCAACTCTAAAATTAAAATGTGAATCTAACGCAGGATTATAATATGCTGGGAAAATGGTTCCAGCAGCTGAAACTCTGTTGGTAATTTTAACATCAATTGTACTAAAACCAATTCCTGTAACAATACCTTGCAGATAACCATTAAGAACAGATGTTGTTCCAACTCCAGCAATTACTGCACCAGATGGAAAAGCTTGGGTTACAGCATATCCTACTGCAATTGCTCCCGTAGCAGCAGCACCAACTGTTAAAATTTGATCCGCAGCATTATCAATTACACAAACTTTTAAATTATTAGCCCATGACCCAGGGTTTTTGGCAGCGTATGAAAATGTCGTATTGGTGCTAAAATTATCCTCATAATCACGATCATTTTTAATTTTTAATGTTGTTAAATTAGTTGTTCCTAATCCAACTACATTAGCATTTCTTAAATCTTTATCATCGCATCTAATAATTTTTAATCTTCCACCGTAAGAAAGAAAACTTGATGCGGTGAACCAATATTCATATTCATCAAAAGATGATCTTGGCTGACCAAAATATTTAATCAGATCATTTTCGTTTCTTACTTCAAAAATTTGTTCAATTGGACCCTTTTCGGAGGGCATTCCCATAATACCAATATTATCAATTTCTGCAGTAATGCCACCCCGAGTCAGATCAACTTCTCTGACCAATACTCCTGGAGATACCAATCCTAAGTTTGCCATTTAATTCTCCTTGCGGTAATCTCATGTTTCTAAGATTATTTATAAAAAAATATTTTTTTAACTATATTCCCACATGTAACTCATGTCACCATACTCATCGGTATACCAACGATCTCCTTGATTATCAACAAAAAATGTTTCCTCTGTTCCATCGACCACAAAACCAAAAGGTGCCATGTCTTGTTCTAGTTGATTTTTTTGTTCTTCATATAATCTCTTTCTAACATCTTGGTCAGTAAGTTCTTTAAAATAGTCTTGTGCAACTAACCAAGCATAGATAACCATACACATTGCTAAGTCGTCATTACAACCTTCTTCTGCTTCAAATGAATTATTTTTTTGAATAAACGTTGTAAGTTCACTAATAATCTGATAATCTTTAAATGTAACTTTATCCTCCTCTACTAGTGTTTTTAAGTTAGAACATCCAACTTTTTTAACAGTTTTGGACATCTTTACACCCAATTGTGTTTTCTTTCCCGAAAATCCTTGTCCAACAATTTGTCCAGCTCTACCTCTCATAGAACACATGAGAACATTTGGATATTCCAAATCATAATTTAAAATTGATGCTACTTGATCTCCAATATCATTAACCTCACATAAAATGTAAGCACCATTATAAGCTTTTGCCATATCACAAATAATACTTGGAAATAGCATTGGTTTTATTTCATTATTTCTATATTTTGCAACTACTTTATGTGGAAATGATGTAATGTCGATTACAAGAAAAGCAGAATAATCAATACCAACTCCACGAGCAACATCTACAGTTATTAAGTAATCGTGATCATCTTCTGGTTCTTCATAAACATCCATTCCTTCACCATTTGACTTTGGAGCATCATAAACCATATTTCTAAGTTTACTCGGAGCAATCAGAGTATCAACTGACCCTAGAAATTCTGTTTCAAATTCTACCTTAAACTGCTGCTCACTTGTGTTGGCAATTGTTTGCCTCTTCCAATCTTCATCTCTACCAGGAACTTCTGACCAATGAACATCAGTTGGTACATATTCATTTTGTCCACGTTCTGCATCATGCCACATTCGGTAGAAATGATTCATACCATGTGGAGTAGAAACTATAATAACTTTTGTTTTTTTACCTGAAGAAATAGTAGGATAAACTGATGCAAAAAACTGATCAGCGATGTTGTTTGGAATAAATGCAAATTCATCCAAAAAGATAACATTATAAGATCCACCCCTAACTGCCGAACTGGATGTTGAGTTTGCTGACACTTTAGAACCATTTTCAAGTTCCAAAGAAAGTTTATTCCAGTTTATAACACCTTGCTGCATCCACTTTGGTAGATTCTCATAGGCAAGTTGCAATCTACCAAGAAGATCTCTTGCAGTGCTTGCTTTGTTTGCCAAAATAGCAATATTTACATTATCATTAAAAACAGCATAGTGAAGAAGGTAAGATACCACAGTAGTGGATTTACCAGTCTGACGAGGCATTTTACAAATGTTAAAACGATTTTTATGAAATCGTTCAATCATTTTTTCTTGAAATGGATACATGTCAAAAGGAACAAGACCTTCATCGAGAGAAACAATCTTTACATAATTATTAGCAAAGTAAACGGGATCATTTTTACATGTAATAAATTCCTGAATTTGCTCCTGAGTAAATTCTACAGATACGTTTGCTTTTTTTAAATTAGGATTGGAAAGATATGCCTCAGTATGTTTGAGTTGAAAATCTATTATAATTTCATTCATAAATCATTAAAAGTTGGTAGCAATAGTTGAAAGAACTTCTTGCTGTTTTAGATATAATTTAAGATATACTTTTGCAAAATCCTTTGCCTGAGTTTCTGATAATTCGTCTATAGTTCTTACCATTTTTTCATACTCAAACATTTTGCTAATGTTTTCCAATTGAATTTCGGAAGGATTCATAATCAACAATTCCAAGCTCTCAGACTTTTATTAATTCTGCTATTGGGATCATTTGCAGTTTTTGCAGAAGTAAGTTTTCTTTTCATACCACTCATTCTGGCACAGAATGATGCTCTGCGTGGGTTTCCAACCTTCTTTGAAGGTGCTTTGAGATCTGACCCTGGATTATCCCTTTCATAGGACTTCCTGCCCTTCTCATTAAGGCCTCCGCTCCTATTTTTTCCTTCTCTACGTTGCCATGCTGCAACTTCATTGATGTCTAAATCTTCCTTGAATTTTCCAGACACCTCACCTTTTTCATAACCAATTCCATCTCCATCGTCATCCCACCAACGTTTTGATTTACCTCTACGTGCCTCATGCTCTGCTCTACGTGCTCTTTGTTGACCACCACCCAATGCTAAAGCACCACTTGGATTTGAGTATCTCTTAAGTCTTGCTGCAGATCTTTCATGCTCAGGAAGTTTTTTATCTGCTTTACCTTCATCTAAATCACGATCTTCTTTTGCAAAAACAATTGTAGGATCTACGGGATCATTTTCTTTTGGTTGAAAAAGAAGTAATTGAGCACCTGGATAAATTTTATTTAACTGTGTTTTAATTTCTTGAGCACTGGGTCTTTTGAGAGATGGAATAAAAATTTGAACTTTATACATCAAACCTCTCCAAGTGAATCTAATCACATAAGTTTGTCCATATTCATTATATCTCATAAGATTAGATTCTTCATGCATTGCTTTTGATGCCTTTAATGCAAGAGTATCTTTTCTTTGTCCTGGTTTTAATTTTCTAATTTCTGCTTCTGGTGTGGTAAATTTTTGTGATTTCGTTGAAGATTTAGTTTTACCTTTTTTCAATGCCTGAATGTCGGATAAAATTTCTTCTGCTTTGCTTCTTAATACTCTTTTTTTCTCCTGCTCTTTTTTTGTTTTAGGTGTTGCCATTCGTGCCATTCTTTCTTCTCTGGAACGAAGTGCCTCATTCATGCTCATTTCTTCATTTGCAGGATGAACTTTTGCAATAGAATACTTTTCCCACAGAGCAGGTCCAAAACTACAATCTGTCTTTGACTCATTTTTCTTACATAATGGGCAGTATCTCACCTCTTCTGATTCTTTTACGCAATTATTATAAGTTTTACCAAACATCTTTTTGGTTCCTTTCTTTTTATAACCTGGCCAACACTTCTGTGCTTCATCAACCACTGTTTCCTCTGATTTTGTTCCCCAGTTAGCAGCACCTACTTTGCGACACTTTACGAGGGCACCAGAAGCATAAGCACTTGGCCAAACGTCATAACGAGACTTGACTTTATGATAACAGGCATCTTTAGTTCCACTGCCTTTACCTTTTTTATCTTTTACCTCATTAATGTATTCATCTACCAGAGGTAAAGAAGGACCAGAGAGTTTTCTCATAGCAGCAGATTTTTCATTGGGATTGTTTGTTCCAGTAGCAAGATTTCTAATCTTCTGTTGCTTCTGTGCAGAGTTATGTGCCGAAGTATTAATCTGAAAACTTTGTTCATCCATTTTCTTTTTCCTTCCTTGGCAGTGTGCTCTTTGAGAAAACCCTTTTGGATTATCACAATTAATTGACTTCTTATATTTATCACTCCAACCCTCTTTGACATCGGTTGAAACATAAGTTGGTTTTGCAGCACCAGTTTTTGCCTGTTGTCCAGGATCTGCTGCCTTCTTTCTTCTTGCGGCAGATAGTCTTTCTGCCTTTGTCATACTTGCTCTCTTTGCAGAAGAGACGCACTTCGGCGTTCCTTCTCCAGGTTCATCACTTGCACAAGTTCCACCAGTAACTACATTAACCCACCCAGATTTTCCTTCTTTTGATTTGGATTTGCCAAACCAATCACGAAGTCCTTCTTCTGTTACACTATTTAATGTTTCTCCTATGAGCGTACAATCTTTCATACCATGCTTAGGACACATTTTCCCTTTTTTTGTATGATTGCAAGAGACCTCTACCGGCACACCGATGCCCACCTCTGTTGGTTTTATTGTTTGTCCAGGAGTATTAAATCCACTTGGAAGAGGTTTACACTCTTTGTTGGTATTACAGTAATAATATCCAGGTTTACACTTTTTGGATTTAGATTCTTCGTTTATTTTTTTTGTTTTTTCTTTCATTGAATTAATAAAACTCCTAAAAATTGCAGACTCTGAACTTTTACCCATTACCTTTGCTCTTTGTTCCATGGCAATTGCTGCTTGAATTTTGTGAGCATGTGATCTACCAGAATTTTTAATCTTAGAAACACTCTCTTTGGCAGTAGCAACATCCTTAAATCCCAATCCGTGAATTGTTCCTTTTGGATCTTCGTCTGTGTAAAGATCAGAGTGTTTATCAGACTTATCTGGTTGTCCTGGTTTTTTTGGAATGCGAGGATTATTCATTTCAGACATAGACTTCTTTTTTCCCGCACAATGAGCTTTCTGAGAAAATCCTTTCGGATTAGAGCAATCAATACTCTTTTTATATTTATTCGTCCAGTCTTCTTGAAATTGTTTAAAGGTTTTCATTAGATTTTTGTAAGTACTTTAGACATTTTAAAAGTTGTTGAAGTGTTTGATGTTGGAATAACCAAAATTCTTACATTCCCAGAATTAATATCAGCATCAAAAGACGCTAAAGACTCTGAAGTTCTAATTGTTCCAAATTCATTAATATAAACATCTGTTCCATCATGTAAAACATTTAACGTGGTTAAATGATAAAGTGATCCTCTTGTTATTTGAATTTGATATTGAGCAGAGCGATATTTAGTAATATCAAAAGTATCAATACTTGTAGATGATGTTGTAGTTGTTGATGATGATGCAGCTTCCAAAGAAACCAACGAAATAGCACTACCTGCTCCAATTTCAATACCAGATCTAGCTGTTACAATTCCAATGGAGTCTACATTTGTTACATCTTCATAGATAAGAGTTCCTCCTATAGAAACATTGCCCGAGATTGTCGCACTGGAGGCAATAATTGACCCAACATTAATATTTGGTGTGCCTGAAAGACCTGTTGCATTACCTGTTAGAGGTCCAACAAATGATGTTGCCGTGACAACACCAACAGACATTCCAATATTTGAGGTATTTCCATATCCAAGTGTTTGATCTAAAGTTTGTGTTCCCCCTCCACCACTACTTGTTACTGCAGCTCCAACCCACTTATCTAAAGATGAGTTATATCTCAAATAAAAGTCATTTGTTTTTGCAGTGCTTCTATCAATATCATCTAAAAACTCAAGTCGAACCTCACCACCACCTCCCTGAGTGCTTATAAGATTTTTTAAATATTCAAGTTCTTTTCTTATTCTCGCAATTTCTGGATCTTTTATATTTTCCTGCACTTCTTCTTTTGACTTTATTTGCTCCAAAATTTTAAGAGCATTATCTACGGTGCTTTCTTTTTTTACATCTACCTCTACCTGCAAAATTTCTTGCTCTGTTGTTTCAATTATTTGTTCTTCTTCAGTAATTTGATCAGATAGTAACTCTACTTGTTTAACTGAAATCTCTTTAATAATTTCTTCTTTTTTAATTTTTAGAGGTTCAGCATACAACCAAGATTCTAAAGCTTTAACTTGCTTTTGAATTTCTTTTTCTTTTTTCTTTTTCTTTTCTTTTTCCTCTTTTACTGATTCTTTGACTTGCGTAAAAAGGGAATCAATATTAATTTCTCCAACAAGTGACTTAAACTCATCCTCTTTTTCTTTTTTGGCTTTACCTATAAGTGAGAAAAATTCTTTGAGTTCTGTGTCCATTTTTTATCATTTTTGTTTTGCAGTTGCAACATCCTTAAATCCCAATCCGTGAATTGTTCCCTTCGGATCTTCATCTGTACAGAGATTAGAGTGTTTATCAGACTTATCTGGTTGTCCTGGTTTTTTTGGAATGCGAGGATTATTCATTTCACTGAAAGGTGACTTTGGTGTATTATTACACTTTTGATGGGCACAACCGCAATCTTTTTCCATCCACCTTACGACATTCCTCTTCATTTGCATGATCTTCTGGCAATAAGTTTATTTATTATTATGCAAGAGTAAAACTTGTAGATCCAATTCCAACTGCAGAAAAAACCAATAATCCGTTTTCTATCTTAATTGTGACTGGGGTTGTATTTGCTACACTTATAAATCCACCAGTAGAAGTTATAATACCCGAAACATTTATAGATTTTGATGTAAATTGAGTTGTAGATGTTACTCCTAATGTTGCTATCCCAGATACTATGAAATTTGTTACGGATCCGATACCACCAATTACACTAGTAGAAATTCCAGCAGTATCAGAATATGTGGTGATACCTGCTCTAGATGCATAAATTGTGGTTGCTGTTGTTACTACTTTATAACTCATTGGTTTGATGGAGAAGATGTTACTAAAGCCATTCCTTCAACTATTTTTGTTTTTTTAGATTCTGGAGATATAATGATTACATCATAGTAATATCTACCTGGAGATAATGCTGCAGTGACTGTATTGGCAATTGAAATAGCAATTTTTCCCGTTTCCGATGTTATACCAACAGAAAATGATGTAGAAGTTGAAGATTCTGGATATTTTTTAATCTTAGATACTGCAGAAAATCCAGTTAAGGGAACTACAGTGCCATCGGGGTTTGTAACATCAAATGATTCTTCAAAATCAGTTCCCTTCTCAATAATTAAATTAACTACTGCTGCCATTATTCTTTTTTATTTTATTTATGGTTTTGCTCTTGATTCTTTAAAATTTTAGAAAGTTCTGTGGTTGAACCAATAAACAACGCATTAGTAACACTTGTTGGACCCTTTTGAGATGTATCCTTCAAATCTTTCATTTTCTTTTGCAGATCAATTAATTTATCTGTAGTATCTGCAACATTTTTAATTAACTGCCCAGCAACTTCATATGCTCTTGGGCTATCACTTTCATGAGCCAATTCTAAAATTCCATTTATTGCTTCTTGACCCTTTTCAACTAAAGAATAAAGATTTCCTCTAGTATATTCGTAGTCTTTGTCAATTTGATCTAAATCTGCAGATGATAAATTTTTTGGGATTACTTCCAAATTATTAGAAACAATGGAAGAAGATACAGAATCCATTTCTAAAGATTCTGCTATTGGATTCATTGAATTTTTTGAATTATTTTTTGACATAATTTAGATTGAAGTAAAGTTTCCACCAATGTCAAAAAAAAGTTTTTCGTCATTAAATCCAAAATCATCTTCTGGTTGAACTAGAGCATCATCCAAATAGTTTATAACATCAATAGAAGATTCGTGTGCATGTTCCTTCTTAGTAGTATTATCATATCCTCTAGTTACAGTGAGAACATTTTCATTAATAGAAATGATTCTCATGTTTTCTTCATCTATTCTAATAATAGTATTTGTGGTCAAATTTGATGCATCTGCCACAACAATTTTTCCAATCTCATCATTTATCTGCCCATTTAAAATAGTTGTATTATCATCATTATAATCTTTAATTGCTCTTGGAGTTGCCGTATACCTTACTGCTCTTTGTGCTGTTTTGATGTTGGTGTTTGTATAATAATCAACTTGAACCTTCTTGATAAGACCATCGGTTGTATCTGCAACTGGACCAAATAGATAAGTTTTTGCAGTAAATCTTAAAGTGTGAATAAGAATTCTTCTTGAGTTGAAATCACCTTCATAGTCATCACTTTGCGAAATACTTTCTAATACGATTGGAACATCTTTTTTTTCACCGATAGAGGAAACTAAATCAATAGTTACATTAATTGCCGGTTGAAAAAATGGTAATATTTGTTCTAAAATTTGTAAAGAATCATCGTTTAACTTTGAAAAAACATTAAGTTCAAACGATAAGTTATATGGAACTGGCAAGTATACTTTCCTCATGGTCTTGCCATCTGAGGATAAAATCGCTTTAAATGATTGAGTTACGCTTGCTTTTCTTGAGGGATCATAAGATATTCCTGCCATTTCAAATGACATTCTTGGAAAAGTAATTTCAACCTTTTTATTGAGTTCTTCTTGTCTTGCTCTTTGTAAATATTTTTGGGAAGGTCCATAAGACAAAGGCACTTTAATAATACTAAAACTTTCGTTGTTTGAATCTTGATGTCTTACTTCAATATCATTGAATAATGTTCCGAATCCAATAACGGTTTTTCTTATAATTTGGTGATAAAAATAAGTATCCATTTCAAAACATTTTTATCTATTTAGTAAGTTCCAAAAGGATTTTTTTCGGAAAAATCTAAAATTTCATCTGCTGCAGTTTCAATATCGTCGTTATCTTCCTCTACATTATCATAAACAATTTGTTTAACAGAATATAAAGAACCAGATTTTTCTCCTTTAATAAGTTCTCCAAGTTTAAATTTATGATCGCTCACAATCCCAATTTCTAAAATTCCTGATGATTTTGTCCAAGATTTTACTCTTGCAGTTGCTCCAGAAGTTTGAGCAATAATTTTTTCATTTATAATAAACGTTCCAACTCCTACAGTAGTAGCAGCACCAATTGTAATTGTTGGAGCAGATGAATATCCCAGTCCAGAATTAAGAATACGAATTTGATTTATCGTTCCTGCACTACTAACAACTGCTTCTCCGGTTGCAGTTATACCCCACCCAACATTTGGTGACGAGAAAGTTACTGTGGGTGCAGTCACGTAACTATTACCTCCAGATGAAATTGTAACAATTCCAATTGAACCTTGTGTTGAAATTCCTGCGGTTATAATACCAGTTCCAGAAACAGTAACTGTTGGAATTCCAACGTATCCTCTACCTGGATTGATTAAAAATGCTTTATGAATAGATGAGGATGTGCTGATGCCAGATGATTTTGAAGTAATTATTCCAATAGCTGTCGCATTAATTCCTCCAGATGGAGCAGTTCCGATTGAAACATTTGGTGAAGATCTATATCCATAACCACTATATTGAACAAATAAATTACGAATTGCACCATTTACTATTCCAGTGAATGCTGTTGCAGTGCTTCCAATTCCAGTTAAAATTAGTTTTGCAACATATCCTTCATCTTTAACTACAGTGTCAATTTCTTCATTTCCAGTATCAATAAGTTCATCCTCGTATTCAAATAATTCGCATTTTAATTCATAAGTGTAAAGTTTTCCTAATTGATAAAATGGTTTTTCATGTTCTACAAATTTTATTTCGAAGAAATTTTTAGATAGTGGAAAATAAATTATGTCACCTTCTTTTGGTCTAACTCTAATATATTTGTCAATGCTTTCATCCAAAAAAGGACCGACAACCATTTCAAATCTTTCTCTTGAGATTGTTAATACCAATTCATCTTTTTGCATTAATCCAAATTTGGAAAGAATATCTCCTTGACCAGAAAATCCATCAAAAGTATTTACGTAGGCTTCAATCGGAAATGCTTGTTCAAATTTTGATTGAATAACCTCTTCAATTATAGTTTTTGTAGTAATAAATTTTCTTGGAATGTAAAGACACTCAATTCCAAACATTTTAATCTGTTCATTTACCAGATCCTGAACTAAACCTTGTTCTGTTTGACTAGTCTGCGTAAAAAATGGATTTAACATTTTATTATCCGATCATGTCAAGTGGTGGTAATTCATAGGTAGAAGACATTTTTTCCATAAGAGCATCAAGTTCTCTTTGTCCATCCTCATAAATTTGTCTTCCATTCAATGTAATTCCTCCAGGAAGAGAAACGTTATTAAACTTAATAAGATTTTGCCCCCATTGTCTTTTTGCGGTTGCAGTTAAATATCGTTTTAAAAATGAATCATTATAAACTCTAGTAAAGTCTGCAGGATCTAAAATTCTATAACATTCAATGACTAAGTAATCCCCTGCTTTCAATCTTTCCCAATCGGTATCAATATATAATCTATCTTGTCTTTTATTGAATCTTATTTGTTTTTCAGGAGTTAGTAACCACTCAATGTCTGATAGATAAGTTTTAACCATTGAATAATGCAATAAATCTACTGAACTAAAGTAGTAGAGATCATTTAAAAATAATTGATATCGAATATTGAATAATCCATCCGATACTGTACTTGTGTCAACTTTAAAAATTCTATTAATTCCTATTACTGATGGTGGAACTTCAATGTAATTGGAATTTTCTTGAAAGGAAAATGTTGTAGCAGTGCCAACAATTGTTGATGTTGCTGTTGTTGTAGTAATACCAGCATTTCCAGAACCTCTACCCCTAACAATGTCTCCTTCAGTGAGAACATGTTTTAAATACATTAATTCGACACCATCAAAGTGTCTTTCTTGGAAAAATTGAATGGCATCATCCAACAAATCATCAAACTGTTCGTCAGCAATATTGATTTCCAAAACTGGATAACCAAGTTGCCTCTTTACATAATCTATCAGACCAGATCTACTGTTTGGTTGTGCCATCGTTTTTTAAATTATTTAGATTGTTGAATTAATTCTTTAATCAAAGATTTAATTTCACCCAATTCATTTTTTATACCGTCAACATCATCTTTAAGGTTTTTGACCTCTAAAGAAGTATTTTTTACTATTTCTTCTTTTTTTGAAAGAAGATTTTTTCTTTTTATGTATTCGTTATATTCCATGTTATTTGTATTTACAATGGCACAATTTTCAGAATCTCTAAACATTCCAAGTTTCCCTTCGACGGGAATCAATTCTCTATCATAAAAGTTATTCATTATGCCAATGCGATTGTTCTAAGATCTTTAATCTTTGGTGGAGCAGCTTGATTTGTTCCAGTCATGTCAATTTTAATTTGGAATTTTGTAAAAGGTGGAAGTGGATTCGCACTATAGGCATGATCAGTATATCTCACACCCTGTAAACCAGTAGAACGTGGACGTAAATCTGGCAATCCATCAGATTTTTCAATTCTTTCAATGTTTCCTTCAAAATTAAGATTGTCATATCCTGGGAATAATCTAAAAATTTCATTATCAAATGGTGTTGTAGATCCAACTCTTTGAATTTTGTACATCACTCTAATATCACTTGTTGCAGGACAAACTGCAGAAAGTAATACTTTTAGGGACGATGCTGGATTTTCCAAAGTTATAATTTTGCTAACATAAGAAGCTATGCATGGATCTTGTCCATTAAGTCTAATCAATTCATTTGATGCGAAATCAACTATTGGATCATTTAATCTATTTGTTGTTGTTATAACACTTACTCGATCTAAGTCTATAACTGGAGAAATGTTCCTATTATTAGAAGTCATAATTAATTCCATAGTTATTGATTTATTTGCAGGAAGAGATGATAGGTGAAAATCTTCATTTACTCTTGATGCAATCATTCTTGGTGTTGGGAAATTATTTTGTGATGTGAGATTTATTTCTGTAAATCCTTGATCAACAAATGATTCTTCAATTCCATCAACACTTGTTGCACTAATAGTTCTAACTCTTCCTGAAATATTTGTTCCAGATGGAAGCATCGTTTGAATATTGGGAGTCAAGGTTTCAAACTGCATGTTTTGAGATGCATAAACAGTATTTCCACCACCAGATCCAGTTCTTGTAAAGTAAAGTTTTGGAAAACCAACACCAGAAGATCTATTAGTTCCATTTGTTGACATGTCAACTTTTACATGATAAAAATCAAGATCTATTGCATCTGGAACAGTAGTAAAAGTCATGTTATGAGTTTTATTAATTCTTCTTAAAGAAACACCTCTAAATTGATATTTAAAGACGGTTGAATTTACCTCGTGTGTTGCTCTAGAAGACGAATCAATTCCTCTAGTAATTCCAGTGAGAGATGTTGCTGTTGTCCCAGTATAACTTATGATTTCACCATCCACAAAAACGTATCCTGGATTTGTAGCACCAACTCCGATTCCTTCAAATGTAGTGAAATTTGAAGTTGAAGTTACATTTAAACTTTCTGTAGAATTAATAGAGTATTCTTGAGTTACTCTAGTTGATGGAACATCAGAATCAATGTCAGAAATTTCAACTAAATTTGCAAAGGAATGCATTGCATGAGATCTATGCTTAACCTTGAAATGTAATCCGTCAGAATTACTGCTATAATCAATTGTCTGTATTAAGCAATTTGTGGTGACAGCAGAACTCACTAAAGTATCAGGATCAGTAAAACTAACTGTATTAATTCCTATGTTAAATTCACCTTGAATGTCTTTGAGAACAATTGCATTTGATGCGGAAATAATTCCAACAGAAAATCTTGCTCCAGATCCATTACCATCACCTATTGATGAAATTCCAACAACGTCTCCAATAACAAAGTTTTTACCACCTTCAGTTACTGTAACTCCACTCACAATACCATTAGTTACCGTGACAATTCCAACCAAATTAGATCCTCTTTCTGAAGTTGTAGATTCTTCATTTGCATTTCTGACTACAACTAAAGAAATATTATTAAAGGTTTCTGTTCCAGATGATGGTGTATAACCAATTCCAGCATTGGTTATGATTAAAGATGTAGATCCAGTGGCAACAGCACTCGCAGTTGAAACCAAAATACCTTTAGCAGTTGTATTTCCCTGTTGAGAAACCGTTACACCAGGAACTAAATCTCCATTTATAAAAGTTGTTCCTAATCCAACAACTGCTCTTCTTGATAAAGTTTGAATTGGATTATTGTCTAATTGAATTAGTTGCTTATTTCCTTTGTGCAACTTTGGGTTATAGAATCTAACAATTCCTGGTGTAATGTCGAATTGAGCTTTATAAATTGTTAATTTCAAATCTTCCAATTGACTTGGATCCCAAGTAGATCCATTTTGAGATTTGAATAAAGATCCAAGATAAGGTTGTTGAGTAATAACCAACTGACCTCTATTTGGTTGATTAAGTGTGGAGATGTCAATTTCCCCCATTCTAGAAATCCAAGCTTCATACTTATCTGATGGTGATACTAAAACAACCGCATATTCAACATTTGGTCCTTTGAGATAAACTGGAGAACTAAATGTAAATTTAGTTGGAACAGATGCATTCTCAGAAACATTTATTTTATTTGGCATCATTTTTACCACCGAGAATGGTAAAATTGTAGTGGTTGGAGTACCACCTCTCATTTCCCTAATTTGTAAAGATACAGGTAATTTAGTATCTTTTGTTCTGAAGTAAACATCAACAGATGTTACAAATATTCCAGTTGCTTCATCAACTGCAAATGATTGTGCAAGGGGATCATAGTAAGTCGTTGATGATTGTGCTACAATGTCTCTTTCTACTTTCTTATCAGTTGTAGTTATTGTTCTAGTATCTTGTCTTTGAATCTGCTCTACAATTGGCAATTTAACGCTCAAAGTTGTCTGCTGAACAGTATCCTGCTCTCCCTGAGAATAGAAAGTTGCTTCAGCAGAACTTTGAACAATTCCACCAACTTTTGAATTTGTGGGACTTGTTGTAAATCTTATTGTTTTTGATCCAGTTTCCCATCTTGGATTTCCTGGTAAATTTGGATTTGGAATGAATAAGCTTCCATACAAATCCCCAACATCATCACTAATCAATCTTAAATTTCTAACAGTTGCTTCAGCACCACTTGTTTTACCTCTTAATTTTATACCTTTTACCAAATATCCATTAAATTCTGTAATTTGACTAGAAAGACTGAAAATGTCTACATTCAAAACATTTGATGTTGATGTATAAACATTGCCAATTGAAGTTCCATCATTGTAGGGATTATCTCCAACAAAATCTGTTGGTGAATTATAACGACCTTCAAGATGCTGAGGATGAGCAACTCTAAAAGTCATCAAATCTAATTTTTTATCTCCATCAATGTCTAATTTTGCTTCCACAATTTCACCAATTCTGAAAGGAGAACTTCCAGATCTCATTGAAATTTCTATAAATTTGGGAGTACAATACTTTGTAACATCAATGCCATCAAAAAATACATAAAATCTTGTACTTGGTTTTAATCTACTAATTCTAAATTCAATATTTCTAGAACGCATGTATGGTATAATATCTCTACTTACGATTCTGTCTCCAAGATTTACTGTTTCTATAGAAGGTGTTACTTGAGTTTGAATTCCATCTCTTGATTGTTTGGTCGTTGTAGTATTTGTAGTTTCAATTAATGCTGTGGTAGTTCTTATGTCAGTTTCACCACGTCTTCCAACCCATGGAATAAAAGTGTTATTAGAAATAGGGAGAAGAATTCCACTTTGTTTCATGAGATCAATAGCTTCCGTTCGCGTAATCCCTGAGCCCCGGTCATTAGCCCATTCAAAAGTACTGGTTGAAGTTAGTCTAGATCCTGGTACTTCTCTTGTGTTAGTTACTTTTGTTGAAGACCAATAAGTTTCCCATGATCCCCATTCCGTAGGAGCAAATCCAGTTTGTGGATTTACTCCTAATTCCTTAATTGTATCGTCATAAAATTTAGTTAACTGTGGATTTAATGCAGAAATTCGTTTTTGATCAATCCATACATCAGATTGGGGACTTAATTCTAATGTTCCTTGATAGAAGACAATCAAAAATGGATTTACATTTTCAACTCTTGATGCATATCTTTGAGTAACTACAGGAACTTCAGTATAATTAAGTGTTAAAATTCTTCCACTCTTTTTAATATTTGATCCATCAATGTCATTAATAAAGTTGGCATCTACATCTGGATTTGCAGTGCTTCCTATTCCTATTAAAGACTCTGATCCAACTAATAAGTCAATAGCAGTAGTATAGTGTGATGGTCTCAATTCTCCATTTGTTTTATCAATGGATGCCTCAAAATCTGGATGTGATAAATCATGACTCTCATGAGATCTAAAGTTATCTACAAAAAATCCTGATTTAAATCTGTCTAATCCAGATGCATCAGTTATTTTTAAATTTGCAGTCTCAGTTTCTAGCAAACTTAATTGTGTATAGTATTCAATGTTTGAAATTCTATCCTCCAACTTAGCAATATCTGACATTCTATATCGTTTATGTGGAGTTTTTGATACTACAACATCAGATGCAGAATAAGTGTAAGCAGGAATTTCCAATGTTGCTAATTCTAATGCTTCATCTAGACTTTTTGGTGCAGAAGGATTTAATCCAGAACTACCTTTTTGATGTAAAAATTTTCCGTCTTTATCAATGTATACTTTATCAATTCTAGAAAGATAGTAATCATAGTCTAAAATTAAATATTCATCGTTTGAGAGAGGATCTGAAATGCTTGCTCCAGGAGAAGTAAAAGATCTTCCATCAAAATCGAATGGTGAGAATGAAGATGATAATGAATAATCAGATACTCTAGGTCTAATGTCTATTAAAGAATCTTGTTTTTTTGGAAGAACCGTTTCGAGAGCAAGATACTTTCTATCACTTTCTGCATAACTTGATGCTGTAAAAAAGTCACCATTATCAGATTGTTCAACAATAAAATGATTGAATACAATTTTTAGTCTTCTGGATGGAATTGGAGAATCTTTTTTTCTAGTTATATAACTGTAATCATAGAATGTTGGTTGAATACCAGTTGATAAAGAATAATAGTTTGTTATGTTTTTATCTCCTTTGGAGCAGGAGGAAACTAAAGCAGTTATTCCTGAATTTTCAAATGTAACTTTTTCACCAACAGAAAAAACATTATTATTTAAATAGACAAATCCCACTGAACTTAAACTTGGTTTTTCTGCAATTATTGCTACAGCATCACTATTTTCACCAATAATTTTTTCTCCAATTAAAACTCCAGATGTATTCGCCGTTGGACCAGTAAACGATGTTAGAACACAACCTGGTAAATCTGGATTTGAATTACTATCAGATTCAAAAACTCCAAGAAGTTCTACAGCATCACAAACATTTAAACTAATTTTTTGATCTTGAATTCTAGTTCCGTAGATTCTATTAAAAGTTAATCCATCAACACTATTTTTTGATGAAGTTAACTGGGATCTTGTAAGGACTAAAGTTGATGCTTTTTGTAAAGTTTTTTCTTTTAATCTAATTTTATTCTTAAGTAAAGTTGCAAGTAAATCTGCTTTACCGGTTGATTTTGATAAACCTTTAAATGTGACTGTTTTTTTATTTTCAGAGATTGAAAATTTGTCTGGAGTTAAATTTTCAATAGTTCCATCATCATAGCTAATGAAGTATCTATCTATTGTGAATGGTTGAAAAAGTAAATCGGTTCCTGCAGAAGGAGTTGTAAATGAACTTAAAGAAATTGTAAGATTGTCAAATCTTTTTCTGATTTGAATTTGCGATGATGTAATATCAACATCTTTAATGTTATTGTGTGGAAGTGGAGTTGTTAAACTATTATCTCCCTCATCAATTAAGGGTGATGATAAAACCAAATTGTTTATTGTTCCTGCCTGAACTGCTCCATCGCACACATTGGCAATAGTTGAAACACCACTAACATTGATTGTATCTCCATCTGTTGAGATTCCAGTTACAACATTAAAGGTTGGAACTTTTAATCCAGAAATTCTATATGAAAGAATGTCTCCTGAAGTTACAATGCCACTAAAAACTCTAGTTGGTGCAGTAATTATTCCAGAATTTGATCCTGTTTTTGTAATAAAATATGTAGAAGAATTTTGAATGTTTAATGATTTTTCCTTGGATAATGAAGTGTCTGCAGAAAAAGTTACTATACCTACAGAACTTCTGAGTGCTTTAACATCATTAATGTTATAATCTATTGCTTTAAGAATAATTCTTGAATTAATAATTCCATTAATTTTTATCTGTTCATTTCTATAAAATTCACCAACGGTGCTTGTTAACTTTACCGTTTTTGAATTTGATGTTGCAGACACAACAAACCCACTAGCACCACTTCGATTCCCTTCAATAAAATCGGATTCATTAAGAGAAATATTTGAATTTAATTCAAGTTGTGTATAAACTTCAATATCAAATAAAGAAATTTTAAATGGTGTTGCTTGATTTAAATATGAAACTTTATTTAAATTAAAATCATAAACTCTTGCCTCACCTATTGGAATTCCTGTAGAATGATAAGATGATCCCACCATTCTATTGCTTAATAACTCTACTTTTGCAGTAGTTCCTATTCCTATTGAAGCAGATCCATAAACATTATTTAATAAAATATCAGTACCACAATTTATACCTACCGTTAAATTTTTAACTTGTTTCGTATCTCTTGCTTTCGGAACATCTAAAATTGAAGATGCTATTTTTTCAATATCATATCCTTTTACGTATGCTTTTCCTGGAGAAATTTCAACTGCTAATAAATTGTCTGATGGAGTATTTCCTTGATCTGTCTTTTGTGATGGTAAATATACTCCTCTACTACCTTCTCTATCATTAAGAGATTCTTTAACAAATACGTCAAATGGTTTTATATAATAATCACCAGATTCATCAAAAGTTCTTTTGGCTAATTCATCTCGAATTAAACTATATTGAGTATCTTTTTTGAACGATTGAAGTATGCCATCTTCTACTCTAGCAATCTCAACAAAATCTTTGTCTTCAAAAGATTCTAAAGATCTTTTTGAAAAAATCAAACTAATTTTTAATCTATCCGCTCCAGGGGCAGTATAATTTGAAAATCCTTGTGCGTTATCATTTAATTTTGGGTCTTCATCTGCAGTTACAATTCTTTCAACTACATCAAATCCAACTCTATAGGATGGATTTGGGGAATATTGATCTAATAAAATTGTTTGTTTTTGAACTTCAACAAAAGTTCCTCTAACAAAATAAACACCATCACCAACAGACATTGCTGAAGCAATCGACGTTGCATTTGATGAAATAGTAGTCGCAAATGGTTGATTTGCTGGAATTGATCTTAATCCAAAACGAATCAAAGAAGTGCAGACTAACTGCTCAGCATTTGAAAATTCTCTAATTGATTGATTTGTTGAATTAGAACCACGATACTGAATGTAAAGGGTATTCGTCCCTCTTTCAGAATCGGCAGATGACAAGACTTTTCTTACAGTGGCAGTTACACCCGATGACAACCCTTGTATTTGTTTGCCAACGAGTTGATTTAAATATAATTCAACATCAATTCCAGAAGAAGTTGGTTCTATTTGAACAGCATAAAATTCATTGTCATATGTCAAATTTCCTGGAATAATTTTTGAACCTTCCTTGAAGAAATGTTTTCCAAATTGTTCAATTTGATTTTGAAGAATAGATTGAAGAGTTGTTAATTCTCTAGATTGTACTGGAAGTCCGGGCTTAAACAGAACCCTATAGTATTCATTGTCACGATTAAAATCGTCAAAATAAGGACTATTGTTAAGATTAGTTTCCTGTGGCATGGTAGTTTAAAATTCCAATACAATTTTGATGTCTTCTTTTTGTGTGGAAGATCTAGTTACTGCTGCACGATTGTCAACATAAACAATTTCACCATTATACTTTTTAACTTCTGGATTTGCAATTCCATTAACAAAACCTTGACCCAAATAATATGTCTTACTATTTATTGTAGTTTTAATACCTGGTTCTGATGTTGTTCCAAAATTTGTGTCAATTGTTAAACTATTAGATCCACCTAAAATTGTAGTATTTCCACCAGATTCTGGTGAAGATGTAAATCTTTGTAATTTATACCCATATGTTGCCGTAGCACCACTTGCCAATTTTTTATCTTGCCAATATTTTAAAATACCTGTAGATGATGTCCATGAAATAACTCTACCAACAGCAGTAACTCCAGATCCAACTGTTTGACGAATGTATGAGTCTGGAGTGAAAGATGTTGTAGTAACATTTGATCCACTTAACTTTAATGCATAGACAGAACTTGCCTTTGATAAATTTAATAATTCGGTAGAATTATATGCAATAGGATTTTTCACTATTCCTACTCTTGAAAATTGATTTCCAACAATAAAATCTGGATTTAAAGTATCATTCTCCAATCTAGAATAAATTAAAACCCGATATGCTCCGAGTTCTTTGTAAACATCATATCCATGCCCTTGAGATGGTGGAATAATAACTTCCATCTCAGCATCAGTAGATCCACCATTAGTAATTCCTGCAACATCTAAATCAACGGTTCCAAATGTATAATCAACTCCACCATTTGTAATTTCTACTGCATCAATGGTTCCTGCGCTATTAACAATAACTGAACATGTGGCATCTTTACCATCTCCACTAATAGGCACATTATTGTATGTTGCAGCAGTTCCATATCCAACTCCACGGTTTTTAATTGTAATAATTTTAATTTGACCACTATCTAAAGCATTATTCCTTACTGCTTGATATTGTGCCCCAGTTTCCCAATTATTTGGAACTGGCATAAAATTTGTTGAATCAAACTTTATAATTTCACTCGGCTTAATAGTATAAAGATATTTCCAAATGTATCCATCACCGCTAGTTCCAGCAGACCTTGGTTCTAAATCAGTGAATGTTGGTTCATCTAAAGAAGGTCTGCCAAGAGGATTTTCTGGATCAGTCCCATTCTGTAGACAAATATATACTCTATAGTCGGAGTTTACAACATAATAATTTGCACTATACAAATTTGTTGCCGAGGTCACATTGGATAAGTTTGTTCTACTATAATCATGTCTATAATAGTCATAAAATGTTCCAGACCTCCAAACATTCTTTCTTACTACTCTGACTACATCATCGGCATTAATTTTTTTTAATGCCATCATTGTATCCCAATAATCATTTTCTTCAGCAATTGCATCCTTTGGTGCTGGTGGATTATCGTCCCATGTTGCTGAAATTTCTGAGGAATTTGGCAACCCAATCCACAAATAATAATTATTAGAAGTAGAACCTATTCCAGTGATACCTGAAACAAAAGATTCTGCACTTTTAATACGAAATTGATCAGTAATAATTGCAGGCATTTTAATTATACTTTTTGTTTTTATTTATGCTCTATCTAATATAGGTCATAAGAATCTAACAACTCAACTGTTCTAATTACTAATGGTCCAGTTTCTATTCCAATAGATCCGTTAGTTGTATAAGATTCGAATGATTTTGGATTTTCTCGTTTATAGTCATAAATTCTACCCCAAGAATAATTACCGTAGAAATCGCTAGTTCCAGTTGAAATTAAACTATTATCATTAACACTAACAGTAACTCTTGTCAATACTGTGGATCCAATACCAATAGCATCTCCAATGATAGTAGAAACTCCAACAACTTCATAAATGTTATCAATAAAAGTAGTTCCAACTCCAACAATTGTTCCAGATGATCCAGATGCTGAAGAATATGAAATGTTTGGAGAATTTAAATTTGAATCAGTAACCACAAAGTAATACCCAGTTTTGATACCGCTATATTCAATAGCAGTTGTCATAAGAGAAGAATCTCTAAGAGGTGAATCAATTGGTACAAACAAATCAAAATTAATACCGGTTGTAGCAATACCTACGATTGATGTGGAAGCAATACCCGTAATAATTCCAAAATCTCCTTCGTAACTTAGATTTCTAATTGACTCTGAAAATTGTGCTTCGGACTCTATTAAAACTTTTGGTGGATTTGATGAAGTATATCCAAGACCACCATTTACTATTTGTACTGACGAAACTGTTCCAACTCCAGAAATAATTGCCGTTGCTGATGCGTTAGAAGTATAAACAACAATACCGTCATTAACAGTTCCTACTCCAATTGTTGAAGCGATTGATACAACTGGTGAAGTGCTGAAACCAATTCCACCGTCATTAATTTTAATTGATGAAATTGAACCAATTCCTGATACAATCGCAGTTGCAATTGCTCCAGATTTTTCTTGCTGTTTGATTATTTTTATTTTTGATAAATTTTTTGGATAATCATCATATTCATTAAAAAGAGGCACAAGATAATTTACAAAAATTTCAGTTGAAGCAGAGCTAACATTATTAATTAAATAGCAAACTGGATAAATTCTAGAAGATATCAAAGGTCTATCCTTTGGCAATTCAATACCATTTATAATTAAGTCTGATGATTGCTTTAATAAATCTAAAGGTCTCAAATAATCCTTGGAATTTGAAATTCCATCTCCACCATAAGTATTTGTGTTAAAAATATTTGTAGTTCTAGTTTCTATACCAACAATAGTTCTTTCAGTTTGATAGTCTTCAAAATTATTAGACTCCGGAAAATTTGAAATTTTTATGTTATCTCCAATTTTTATAGGAGAAATTATTTTTTTAGACTTTACATCAGAATCAGAACCTTTATAAAAATAAATCTGACAGGTATCATCTGCAACTGGTGCCTCAGTAAATCGTATTAATCCACCAATAATTTTATAACTTTCTATTGGTATTTGTAATACATCATTTACAAAAACTAAGAAATTTTGATCTATGAAAATTTGAGAACCTTTTGTTGCTGCATATGAAAATGGAATTCCATTTTGTTCTGTGATTTTAAATACAGTTTCCATTCCATCAAATTGATCAGAAATTGAATCTAATCTTAAAAGTTCTCCAAGACTCCATCCACTAAATGAATCATCATAAGTTCTGGTTACAGACAATCTAAATGAAGAGAAAGCAACTCCAACTATAGGATCTGTTGGAACACCAACAGATCCTCCAGATTCTATGGTTAATTCATCTCCAACTTTATAATTACTTCCATAGTTTGTTATTTCGAAATTAACAATACTTGAAGCAGATCCGACAACAATAGACACTGAACCACCAATTCCTGTTGCACTGCCTATTAAAGGTAAATTTGCATATGGAAGAGGATCATCTATTACAATTTTTGGTGGATTTGAAGATGTATATCCACTTCCTGCATTTGTTATAGTTACTGAAGTAACTATACCGGATGAAACGTTTGCATTTCCAACAGTAATAATACCAGAATTTGTTATTGCTTTTACTATGACACTAGTTTGTATACCAGATCTATAACCAGATCCACTATTTCCTATCGAAATAGATGAAATTGATCCAATGCCAGAAATAATTGCCGTGCCACCAGCTGCAACTAATGATTGATATCCATAAGAAACACTACTTGCCACAGATACTATAATTCCACCTTTTGGAATGCTTGCTGTATTTACATCGTAGTTTGTTGAGGAAGCTGTGCCAACAAATGTTATTGTAGTGATTCCACTATTTTCACCCAAAACATAATTTTCTGGAGAATGTTGTAGAACTTGATTAATTAAAATAATTCCACCATAAGTTGAAATTCCAGTTACATTTTGTTGATCTTCTGTCAAATTGAAAATTTTAGTAACTCCATTAAATTGCTCAGCAATATTATCAAAAAGATAATTTTCTGCGTATGATTGTGTTGATGAATCCTCAGAATTTTGCCTAAAAAATACTCTACCAGCAAATGAAGAAGATGTTTGAATGCCAGAAAATCCTTTTAATCCTTTGGGAGGATCTGAAAATGAAATTTTATTTTTAGCAATTAGATAGTCACCGATGTATTTTGTTATGGTTGAACCAATTGAATGTGGTGAATATGTGGAATTAAGCCATCCTCTATCAACATTTACGACATTTTCAAAAATGGTTTTAACTCTCATGTATTCTTCTTCAATTCTTAACAAATCACCTGCAAAAAATGATACCACACCAACAACAGAAAATGATGGTTGGAAATCAGTAATATTTTCACCCAAACTAAATGATAAATTTGTTTTGGTAAGTGGAGACTGAATTGTATTATCAATAGAAATTATTGATTTTGTTGTAGCGTTTACTGAGCTTTCAAATGAATGCTTTAAATCTGTGATTGGTGCTAAATTTGAAATATCAATTGTTATTGGTGGAATAGCAAGTGCCTTTTCTGCAGTGTCTGCAACTTTGAACTTAGTTTCGGAAATTTTTACAGCATATAAATTTGAAGGAAGTTTATCTGTTGTTCCTATACCAGCAATTGATGTCGTTGCTATACCTATTCTAGCATTTTGAATTAAAGATGCAGTAGCAATATCTTTTGGTGGCAAATATAAAATTGGTTCTCCGGTAGTAAAAAAGTGATTTTTGATCGTGATTACATCATTTGTGGTATCAACTACGGTTGAACTAGATCCTACAAATTCCTTATAAAAAAGGTCATCTCCTTTATGTTTTAAATTAAATGTTCTTGAAGTATCATCATTTGATGCGAGGTATGTTGCATCAAAACTTTGTATTTGATTATTTTGAAAGGATGTAATTCCTACTGATGATTGATTGGGTAAATTTAATTGAATTATTCTTGCTTCTACTGCTTTATTTTGTGGTGGTGTAAATAAAAGTTCGACCTCAGATCCATTAAATTGTGCTGAAAAAGATCCAATTCCAGATGAAGTAGATACATTAGCAAATTCACTATAAAAAATATTAGATGTATTATGCAATAGTAAAATCTGAGATGATTCAAATGTACTATCGGTTACATTTTTAATTTCTATGAAATAATCGGCAGCATTATAAATTGAACTGCTAAATCCACTTAATCTTGTTGGTATAGGTGATGAGGTGGATGCTATTGATGTATATGAGGTTAAGTACTTTGCTTCACCAATTGCTAAACTACTTATTCCAGTTTTAGAACTATCAATTGATGTTTGAAAAACGCTTACACTGAGGGTTTTATTTTCAATTGGAGTAAATTCTAAAAATACATTTCCACCAGAAATAGATGATCCAAATGTTCCGAGACCAATTGATGATGATTCAAACAGTGGATTATCTGTATTAATTGTCCCATAATCTAAATTATGGAGAATCGATGATGCACCATCTTGAACTAAAATAAATTCATTAAATTGTTTTATTGATGTGTTTTCTAAATCTTTAACTTGAATAGAAAATTTTGAAGATGTAAATTCGGATGCAGAGAATGATACAATTCCAACTGGAGTTGGAGAAACTGAAGAAGTGATACCAGTATTGGTTGATTGAATACTAAACGAATTTCCAATAGTTATTCCAGTAGTGCCAACTCCAACATTGCTTAAAAATGGTATTTTTACAGATCGAATTGAATAACTACTGAAAATTGGATTTGATGGATAAAAAAGTAATTGTCCGGTATTTGATGATGTTTCTGAAAGACTAAATTCGAAATTTCCTAGATCATATAACGATTCTATTCTTCCGAATGGAACTAAAAATCCATTTACTCCATCATGGGTAAAATTTATTTGAATTAATTGACTTTCTCCAGTAAATCTAACGTTATAAATTAAAAAATAATACTTAATAGAATCAAATAAATTTAAATCTATACTATCTAAAATAGAAAAATTTGTAAGTCTGGATTCATCCCTAAAGGCAAAACTTATGTCATCAATAGGAATAACTCTATTAGTAATACATTCTATATAATCACTAACAACTTTATTTTCTAGATAAATTTCATTTGAAATTTTTTTAAATGACATTGAAATTTACCTCACTGATTTTGAGTCAAAATGTTTATAGTATTTTCAGCACAAAAATCAAAGTCAATACGGTGATTGACTGAAATAACAGTATCAAGTTCAATTTTACTACTAACTTGAGTATTTTCTTCTATAATAAAAATGTCTTCTTCCATTGAACCGCCGACTTTTAATTATTTATTACTAAAAAATAGTCGGTTCTTGTTTAATAAGTGCAGATTGTATTGTTGCTTTATTTTCCGGAACAGAAATAATTTCAAGATCTGCAAAATTTTTAAATCCGACAGAGTGTGTTGTAGCATCAACAATATTTTGCCATTTTGACTTTGGAATTGAACTTTTAATTGAGTATGAGAAAAATTGATAATAATCGCTATCATGTATTTTTTGCACTTCATCACTCAATTTTCCAGTGTCTCTTTGCCATCCATCAACAGTTTTTGACGATGAAGACACTTTAAAGAAAGATTCTATATAATTAGCATCACTAACGATTGCTGAAGATTTTGAAGATTGACCTATTAACACATCACCAGATTTTATAGGAGCAACTTCCATAATCACTTTAGCGACATTGTTATCTTCATCTATGGAAATTATTTTTCCATAGTTTGAAGATCCTACATAAATTTCTTCCTGTTTATTAAATTTAGTTTTTTCTGTGATAGGAGTAATTATTGGCAAATCTTCTTCCAAAATTACTTTTGGAAAAGAACCACTAAATTTAAAAGTTCCTGGTGATTGATTGTTTATTATATATGAAATTTCACTATTTGATGTATTTACACCAACGATTGAAAATAGATTATAGTTATAATCTGATGAATTATATCCATTTCCTGTAGACACAATACCAATGTTTTCTACAAAAATTTTATCTCCAACAAAAAATGGAAAATTAGTATTAGAAAAAGTTTCATTAAGTTTTAATGTTACTCTTCTCAATGAAGAATTAAATGATACTGTTTGAACTCCCACTCCATTTGAATTGTTTGTTGCTATAATTTTTGGAGGAATTGAAAAAAGATTTTGTGGAATCTGTAAAATCTTTACATCTGTAATGGATGTTCCATTCAGAGAAGTTTGAAATAAAAATCCAGGTATAGATTGATTTGTTATAGAATCTACAACAATTAAGTCTGGAGAAACTGTATATTTAGATCCACCATTTAGTAAAGATACGTCAACAACTTTTAACAAAGATTTTAATTTTATTGCTTGTGGAAAAATAGCAAATGGTCTCAAAGTTAAATCTGCTGAATAATTAAATCCAACGTTTTTTAAGTTATATTTTTTTAACAATCCAATATTAGATCCAAAAAGTTCAATCAAAGCAGTGTTGTTATTTGAACTTCCAGCAGAAACTACCACTGGAGGATAAAAATAATTTCTTCCTTTTGAAACTATTTCAATTTTTTCTATAGGACCCTTTATGTTTGGAGAATTTGTGGAAAATTTAAGTACAGTAGCTTCATTTTGACTGTATGAATTTTTTTCTGGTTCATCCAAAAGATTTATTTTGAATGTTGTAGAACCAATTCCAACGACTTTTCCCAATACATTGAAATAACTAATTTGCTTTGACTGTAGACATGAGTAATTAATAACATCTCTATCAACCAATGGAGATTTAAATAAGTCTTGGATTAGATTGATAGATTTTGGTTCTAATCTATAAAATAATTGCTCTGGTGTACTTTCAGTAATTTCTAACTTGACTTTAGCAGACCCAATACCAACTTGTCCAAATTTAATCACATTGAAATTCTTCTCATTTTCGGTATTATTTGAATAATATGGAATTGTGAAATTTTTATCTTTATATAAGTTAAAATCAAAAACCTCAATCTTTTTGCCAGATAATGATTGACTCAGTGATGAATCTGATAAATCAAATACTACGGTATTTCCTTTAACTGCTATTAATTGTGGATTAATTTTAGAAATTTTTTGATTAGATCCTCCAATTGAAGTAAAGTTGATAAATTCTGGAAATTGTTTTGTTGCCTTATAATAGTTTTCACATAATTTAAAATTATTTTTATCAATTTTTACGACATAGTAAGACTTTTTAGTTTTTAATGGAGATGCTTCATTTGCACTTGTATATAAAATTTTATCTCCCGTATTTAAATTGTGACTATTAATTGTTATTTTACCTTGATCCAAACTAATTGCTGACGAATTGAATGTAATTTCATTAAATGTAGTTAATTTTGTATCTTGATCGTATTTAACATAAAATGTTGTCGATATCCCAGGAGTTAAAGAAATTTTTACATCTTCATTTAATGAAAGATTATGATCTTCATCACAAACAACCGTTGCAACAACTTTTTTTACAGTTCCTTTGAATTCTGGTTTAAGAGGAGTAAAACTGTGGTATTGACCAGAACCAATAGAAGTAAATCTTAATTGAACTCCGGGAGCACCAATGCCCTCTACCTTTCCGCTTGAACCAATTCCAACAGTGGTTGTAGAAATTCCTAACAGATCTGAACTAACTTTAATTGCATAAACTGTTGAATTATCTTGAAGAGAGAATGTTGTAGATCCATTTGATACAACTATTGATGATCCCGACCCATTTGAATATGTTAATGCTTGTCCTGTTGTAAATTGATGATTTTCTAAGTAGATCGTTCTTGTTGGTATAAATCTTTCTCTTCCGATGTTACCTGGAACATTAAGAGTGTATACAATAGTTGATCCAATTCCAACACCAAAAGCAGTGCCAATTGCTACATGTTCCTTTGGATTAAAATAATATGAAAGATTTCTAAATGTTTCAACATTAGTGCTAATTCCTAAATTAAAATTAATTTTTTTGGATGAAACTTTTAATTTATTTCCAGCAGAAATAGAAGTTCCTCCAGTTCCACTATATCTTCTTAAAACTCTTAATTTACTATTAGCAGCATCTATATTTAATACCAACATTTGTTCATTTCCAAATGATAATACATCATTTGGAGATACATTATTTAAGTCTGTTATACTTGGACCTACTACTGAAATTGATGTTACGATTCCTGTTTGTCCAGTAGTTCCGATTCCAATTGAAAGCGAATAGTTTAAATCAGACACATTAATCAAATGCTGTCCATTTAAATTATCTAAAGAATTCGTTGATACACCACTAATAGAAATTACATCACCATTCGATAAATTATGTGGAGACTGTGAATGCCCAGTCACATTACCACTAAAATTATCGTACGTGAAGACGACGTTTTCAACATCAACTGCAGTATATCCTATAGAGATTGTTTTTGCACCAATAACTTCCTTTACTTTTGCAGAAAAATCAGATCCACTATTGATACTTTTTTCATCCAAAACTAGTCTGTCATTAATTTGATAATTTTCACCTGAATTTAAAATCTTAACTTTATCAATTTCTCCAAGTGAAGTGAATATAACATCAGATTCCTCCTCTAAATTATTTTGATAAATTCCATCATAAAAAGTAAATTTATCATTTAGTTTATAGTGATAGGTATTTCTATGATAATTGTTTAAATTTATGTTTGAATATTGCGAATTTTTTTTAGAGAAATTAAACTCATCAGGATTTGCTGCATATTTATCACCTATTAAATAAGGAAACTGAGGTTCTCTATAGTTTTTAAAAACACCTTTAGTACTTAAAGATTGATTAACTGTTGCAAAATATGCGTAGGTTCCATTTGGAAAATCTGGAGTAATACAGAATCTACCATTTTTTTCATCCAGATCTGCATTATTTAAAAATTCATAATCTTCTATAAAAAACCCAAGAGGAAATGTTGAAGTTGGAGGACCATCTATACGAGCAGATTTCAATGAATATCCAGATACCATTAATTTTATATTACCGCCATTTTTGTTAGAATATCCATATGGACCATAAATTGGATTTCCGTCATATGCCCATCCTATAATTGGTGAATGTGAATTTGATATTTTTTCTGTATTATTTTTAAAAATAAGATCATTTTGTGTGTAATTAATGCTGCCATCGCTATTTTTTTGCTTTAAATTTTTTCTAAGTTCCCTTGGAGAATACAAAGCAGTTAATTTAATTCCTCTTCCCTCATCACCTTCTTCTAAAAATAAATCATCCTCATTAAAACTATTTTCGTACCTTTTAACATCATTGACTGTCCAAGATTTTAAGTTAACTAAAAATTTTGCGCCAGATCCAGGAAGAATTTCTTGTATAACAAAATTTGATGTAGAATATCCAACACCACCATTCTTAATTTTTACTCCAGTAACGCTACTACCAGAAGAAACTGCAACTAATTCTGCACCCACTCCATCACCAATGACTTTAAGTTTTGGTGCTGATGTGTAATCAGCACCTTTTTTTGTAATAATGACATCTACAATTGATCCAGTTTTATCTAAAATTGCTTTATAAAAACTTTGAGTTCCTGCAGCAGAAACTCTTACATTTACTGCTTTAGAGTTGTTTATAATCGTACTATATCCATATCCTTTTCCAACATTTTCCAAATCAATTGATGTAATTGATCCTCCGAATATTGGTCTTATTTTAGATGAATAATCTTCTGTATCTGACTTTTTAATTCCAATTTCTCCAGACACTAAAACTGAAATTGGTGGATAATTAAATATGTGTGATCCGGACCCAATTGATGAGATGCCAATGAATTGATTTGTAATATAATTAGTTCTAGAAACATCGAGTTCTGTGGATCCTGCAAAAGATAATCTAAAATTATTTTCATTAATTTTAATTACATGATAATAATTATTGTTTGATAATCCTCCAATTGGAATACCCGTAGTTTTGTATAAAACTAAATCTCCATCATTATAGTTGTGATTTTTATAAAATAATGTATTGGTTGAAGTTATAATTCCAGAAGATGCAATGAGTCTTTTTTTATTTGCATACCCACTGCCAGAATTAGTAACAATAATTTCTCCAATTCTTTTCTTTAATGAAACGCTATCAAATCTTTGTATGCCACTTCCAACCTCTCTCAAATCAATTAAATTTGTTTGATTTATAGCATCAGTAGAATTATTTGATAACGCAATACTACTTGGACCAACTCTAGAAACATAATAAATTGTATTGTTTATTAAAGTGCCTGTCGTTCCAATACCAATTTCTTGCTGACCAAATGATCTATAAATAACATCCTCTCCATTTTCAAATTTATGAAATGTAGAAAATCCTATTAAGTTATTAGTTAAATCAATTGATCCTGCATTAAAATTCATGGAATGTGAAAATGATTCGAGTCTAACTTCAGCAGTTGCTCCAAATCCATTTCCACCAGAAATAGAAATTTTTGGTTCGGAAACATAATCAAATCCTGGATCAAGAATTTCTATTTCCTTCAATTCTCCTTTAACACAACAAATAGCTGACGCATCAACTCCATTTTCACTTTCAAAAATTACTTTTGGTGGATTGATTACGTCGTAATCTTTTCCACCACCCAAAACTTCTATAGAATTTATTGACCCAAAATAAACTTTATCAGATGATTTATAGTTTTTGATTTCTACACCATTAATCAAAATTCCAATGGTTCCTGGAGTAGTTTCATAAAATCCACCATCAAAATTTGGATTTTGTGGAATTTTTTTTAAAAATCTTTGTGTTTGTATTTGTTTATCAACAAATTTTGGAATTTGTAATTTAAATGTACCAGATCCAGAAGCATTTACAAATCTATCGTTAGCAAGATCTACAAGACTATTTGCAAGATTAATTTCATTTGAATTAATTCTTCTCACATAATAATTTTTATCACTTATCAAATTACCTAAAGATCCATTGATTGATGTATATTTGACAATTTCCCCACTATAAAACCCATGATCAACTGATCCTGTTGTAACTTGAATATTTACATCAACAGTTGTTCCAGTCCAAGATACAGATCTATTCTTTGCTGAGATTATTTTTCCACCTAAAGATGGTATAGATCCAGAGGCAACATATGCATCACCATTACTGTCGTAAACATTTTGAACATCCGCAGAAAAAGATTTGACATTTTCATAAATGTTGCTATTTGCAAATGCAATTTTTCTTCTAATATATAAAATTTTATTTAAATTTAGAGTTCCTGCTTCTGAAATAGAAAATGAATTTGAATTTGTAATTGTGTTAATAATACATGATTTTGTAGTTAAATCTGTAAAAACAATTTCCACAGCATCCTTTTCATTGAATGTGTGACTTGATTTTGTAATCACATTATAAATTCCAAAAGATGTTGTAGATTCAATTTCTTTAATTTGATAATTAACACTGGTATTAACTAACCAACTATTAAATAGAACATCTTTTTCATTTTTTATAAATCCTTGAGATCCTGCTTTGATTGTATCTCCAGGTCTCAATAAAGAATAATCTGAAGGAATGTCAAAATCAGATAATACTCCAGTAATGTGAACATTAATTTTTAATGAAGAATCATCTGCTGCATAAGCATACGTATCAATAATTTCAGAAACTTCATCACCATTTGTATACGATCTACTTATTTTTGAAATATTTAAAAATTGATTAAATGTTTTGTCCGTGTAAGAAACAACATCTTGCCCATTGACGATTAAACTTCCTTTATTTGGAAATCCTAATGTAGAATCTACAGTTATTGTTTTTGAATTTATAGATAATGGTGAAGTTAATCTAGTTTTTTTTGTAATTCTAAATTGACTTAAATTTTCATCATTTGGTAGTGAGAGCAGATAATAACTTTGATTTTTATATCTAAATTCATCAACTCTAGAAATAGAAGTTGTAGCTCTAGGATCAGATTGTATTAACGAGGATCCTTCTATTCTTTTAATATCAGGAACATTTACTAATTCTCTTGCAGATCTTTCTCTATAAAGAGGATTCGCATGTTGAACAACCATTTTTTTAGTTGTCAAATAATCAGCATCAGATGCTTTAATTAAAAAGTCTTGAGGCTTAATTACATCAGATTCTACACCATAAAGAACTCTAAACAAAATTTTAATTGCTTCATTAGTTCCTTTAGAAGAATAAAAATCTTTGATTTGCTTTATAAATTGAACATGATTTAAATCTGAATCAAATTCAACTCCCTGAAAATCTGGAGCATAAAGTGATTTTAATTTTTTAAAGAATTCCCTGGCAAATAAACTACTTAAGTTTTGTACAAGTGAATTTTCTGTATGAGATTGAGCAGAAGTTTTTGTAAAAGATAAAGATTCTGGTACATTGGTTCTGGATAATTTTTCAATTCCACTGAATCCTCTTATACATCCAGTAAAAGTGTTTTTTCGCAATACCTCAACATTAATTGCGGAATTTCCATACATGTTGGAAATTGTAGGACTGTATAAGTAAAAATTATTAGGAGCAGATTCTGGAACAATAAATGTTGTTTTTCTGTTTGCACCAAGAACACCAGTAACTGTAATTCCTGTAGTATAAGCAATTCCGGCATTCCAAGTTCCATCTTGAGTTGTTGAAATTTTGAGATCATATCCATCATTGCTTGAATCAGATTGATCAAAGATATAAGTTCCACCCTTCTTTAAATTCAATTCACCAGACTCTACACCATTAACAAAAAATTTAACATCTTCATTTGATAATTCACTTCCTTCTACAGTAATTTTAAATGTTTGATTTGGATTAGTCGCTGACAATCCAGTATAAGTGATAATCTCATTATTAATTTTAATTAATCCATAAGATTCTGGAAATCCTGCTGTACTATTAACTACAATCGTTTTAGTATATGGTTCTATTCTATAACTTAATCTAGTGTAACTACTTAAAGCAGATCCAACCAAAGAATCAAGTTTTGTGTAATAATCTAAATTTTCAGCAAGATCTGCTGGACCACCTGGATGATCTTGCGATGTATAATAACTTTTTAAAAAATCAGAAAACAGTGGATTTTCATTTAAAATAAATTCTGGTAGTTGGTTTTGAACTACCTGACTAATCTTGACTCTTTGTGATGAGGTGCTTATCATATCTTTAGAGTTCTCTTATAAATCCTGGTTGATAGTAACTTGTTTGTGTGGTCAATCTTGTTCCAGAGGTATTTTCTCCAGAAGAAATTACGTCACGAATTAAATTAATTTTAGATGATCCAACGTCAAATCTAACATATAAATCTTTTAATCCAATGACATCATTGGAAAGTGGAACGGCTTGAATTTCTATAACATTATTTGGTGCTGCTGTTGAAGATATGTTTACAGTATCTATAATAATTTCTCCAGTATCATAGTTAACAGTTCCAGCATTTCTTTTAATAATTTTTGGTTTTAAATCTTTATAAGTAAAAAAGAAAATTTCACCGGTTGTCGATGAAACTCTTCTATCTGCCAAATAGACATCATCATTAATTCCTACAATTTTAAATGATGTTGAATTAATGTTGTATGTGTCCTTTGATGTATGAAATGCGTTTCCAAAACAAATTTCATACTGAGCATTTGAATCAATTTCGGCAATTAAATCTCTGCGAATAAGAACACTTGTTATGTTAGAAGTAATTGAATAATTAACATTATCAATTAATGATGAAACTTTGCTATATTTAAATCTACCTCCAAATTTATTCAAATCAATAGACTGCGAATATTGCGTCAATGAACTTAAAATCAATGTTCTTAAATCAGAAACTCTATTATTTTTATTATAGTCAAAATAAACTGAAGAAACTATTTCAACATAAAGATACTTGGCATCAATAAATTGGGGAATAATTCCTGCAATTGAATAATTTTTTAATTTTAACAGAAGATCTCTTTTTGTAGAATTTGGAAGTTTATCACCATTTCTTGGTTTAACTGAAATAAAAACTTTTCCGTATTGTGGAGGACTTAATTCTTCTCCACCATAAGCAGTCACAGAATCTACATTTGGATAGATGTATCCGATAATTGACTCATAATCAGATGCAGTAACTGCTCTATACTGCGAGGAATAAATTCTTGGAGCAAAATGTTTGATTGAATTAATTGATTCCGATTCATCACCATTTCTTGATGATTGAGATGTAGTAATTCTTGATACATTTGTTGGATCAATTATAGTATTATTTTCATCTCTCAAAATTCCTACCAAATTAAATTGAGTGGCACCATTTCCACCTCTACCAGATGTTGTAATGTATGAAACATCAATAACATTTCCATTCTCTAGTTTTTTGCCGATGATTCCATCACCAAATAATAATTCATATCTTTCGTCAGAAACTTCCTGAATTAGATAAATGTCTGATCGACCATCAATCTTTAAAATATTATCAACTTGCTTATATTCAGAAGATACTGAAGAATTTTCGGATAATTTAATTAGGACTCTGATTGTACTTGTGTCTACAAAAGAGTTTGGTAAAATGTATTTTTGATCGTAAACTGATTGACTGACTGTGAATTTCGTTTGAACAAATGTTCCTTCATAAATTTCAACATTATCAAATCTTGCAATTCCATTTATAACATTTGTGGTTACATCTTCAGGAATTGAAAAAATAAAATTAGTATTATTTGCTGAACCATTACAAACAACTCCTGCCTTTAATGTTGCAGTAAGAGATGTTAAGTTATTGACTCTGAATGAAATTTTTGCAATTGCCGATCTTCTTGATCTTGGAACATATCCGATACCCCTAACAAGAGAGACGACATTTTCTCTTAGAATTGCAGAATCGAGAAATGATTCATTAACTGCAAGATTTGTATTGTACGCTGTGATGTATGTATTATAAGCTAGGGTATTAATCAGGACCGAAAGATTCGAACCTTCAAAATCAAAATCAGTAAAATTGCTATTTGCTCTCAGGTAATCCTGAATCGAAACTTTTATCTGATCAAAATCTAGATTTGTGTACTGACCGAATGCCATTATTATGCCCTAGTAGGTAAAAGAACAACCTCTATAATTTGTGTGTCAACGGGAAGACCAACAATGTCGTATTGAATAACTGCTAACAATTCGTGATCTTCTCCGTTTACAGTTACTTCTACATTAATGTTATCAATACGTGGTTCATATGCTTCTAAAACTGATTTAATTTCATTCTCCAAAGGTATCTCTGGAAATGTTGTATCTAACTCAAATAGTGCATCAGTGACTCTTGAACCAAAATCAGGATCAAAAAATTTTTCACCGAGTTTTGTGAAAATAATATTTTTGACAGATCGTTTAATCGCATCTTCATTTCGAATCGTTAAAAGATCTTTAGTAACTGGATGCTTTTTAAAAGACAAATTAATGTCTTTAAATGCTCTAGAAATAGATGCCAATTACTATTCTCCACAAATCTTTTTGTATTTATACTCCAATTACATGGTTATTTTACCGTAATAAGGTTCTGTTCCATACTCCCAATCATCATAATCCTCATCATTGCGAATTCTTTCATGCAACTCAGTCTGTTTTTTGAGATCGTGCTTCTTTTCTGTCAAATTATCATGTAAAATTTCCGATAAGATCAATTTTTCGTCCATTTTTTCTCCTGATTAGTGAAAATCAGAACTTTTTACGGGGTTGCTATCCCGAATTTCTTTGATTTCGTACATAAAATCGTCTGAAGTCTCAATTTTTCTACGATTTTCAACTGAATATTCGGTCAAATCAATCTCATAACCTGGATTTTGAG